CCGCTGACCACCGGGCCGGCCAACGTCGTGCCTATGCCCACGAAAGCGCCGGCTGCGACGGCGACGCCGCCGAGCCTGAAGCTGGGCGCCATCAGCGAGCGTCTGGGCTTCACGGTCACCGCCGACTTCCTGGCCCGCATGGGCTTCCAGCCGGCCGCCACCGAGAAGGCCGCGAAGCTCTACCACGAAGCCGACTTTGGCCGGATCTGCGAGGCCATCGTCGTGCACATCCGCACCGTGCAGCACCAGCAGCAGGCCGCGTGAGCGAGGAAGCAATGACCACTCCCCTACCCTCCCGGCTGCGGGAATCGGCGAAGGCCCTACGTGGGCTGTCGCCGTGCAGTGAGCACAGCTACGAAGTCCTTGACGTCGTTGCGTGGAACATCGCCGCCGAGCTGACCGAGGCAGCGGATGCGATGGAGGCTGAGAAGGCCAGCAAAGATTCTGCCTATGCAGAGCGCAACCAAGTAGTCGCGGCGCTGGCCCGACTGTTCCCGTCAGGCACAGCCCGCACGGCCATCGAAGGGTGGTCGGATGACTGGCACGGCTGCGTCTATATCGACTTGCCCACCGGGCAGGTGTCGTGGCACTTCCACGACTCGCAGGCGCACCTGTTCGCCGACCTCCCACCCTACCAAGGGAAGTGGGACGGCCACGACACCCCCGAGAAGTATCGCAGGCTCGTGGCGCTATACACCGCTCCCGCCGCCCAGGTGGCGCAGGAAGGCGGGGGCGTGGAGGGCAAGAGCCATGGCTGAAATGAAAGACGGCGACAAGATGCTGATGTCGTGCATTCGCGGCGAGTTCAACAACCTACCTCATGCCGAACGCATCCGCATCGGAGACTTCATGGACCTGGAGTCCGTGTCGGAGCTGCTGCGCGAGCGCGAGCACGCGATGGCGGCCGTCCGCAGGATCGAATGTCGCATTGCGCGCGTGATGGACGCGATTGGCAAGAGACGCGCCGCTGGCGTGCCGGCGTTGCCGACTCCGAAGCTATGCCCCGGGTGCGCGCAGTACCACGGGCGCAACGACTGTCCGGTGGGGTGGCTGGCGCCTGCCGAGCCCTATGGCGTGCCCGCGTCGGAGTACCTCGCCAAAATCGAGGCTGACCCGCGCCGCGCTGCTGCTCTGCAACGGGCCAGGGATCGCGCCCCTGGCGTGGAGGGCACGGACGAGACGAAGGGAGGCGCGTGATGGCGAAGCGTGAAACGCATCAGTTTGTCGGCACGCCGGTACAGATCGGCTCCGATGTGTTCATCCGGCTTTGCATGCCCGTGATCCGCGAAGCGACTGCCAAGGCCAAGCCAACTGCCCAGCAGATGGGCCAACTTTACGCAGGATTCATCGGCGCCTGCGTCGGCTCGATGATCGCCGACGTGGGCAGGGAACAGGCCCTTGCGTGGGCGCGTCAGACGATCGACATGGTGGCTGGCACGGAATTCAACGATGTTGCAGAACCAGGGGGCATCCATGCGCGCAAAGGGCATTGATGGCGTGGCAACGGATGGATGGAAGCGGGCATGAGGATTCAAGAGAACCCCCACACGGCGTCGTTCACCATCTTCGACGCCGACAAGCTGGACCCGGTGACGGTGTTCTTGCAGGACTTCGGCGGCGGCTGTGGACGGATGATCGTGGAATGCTGGTGCACCGCCTGGTCGGCCTATTGGGGCGCCATGGGCTCGGCCAGCGTCCGCGAGTTCGTGCTCGAAGCGCACCCGGAGTACATCGCCACCAGGATGCTGCCGCAGGACCGGAAGCACCTGAAGCGCGACGAGGCTTACTTGCTGCGCATCGTCAAGGTGGTGCAGCAGGCCATGCGCGACGGTGCTGGCAAGGTTGCCGCCGCTGGCGTGGCAACGGATGGAGGGGCGACGAATGGCTGACCTGTTCATGGTGTTCGATGTGGAATCCATCGGCCTGCACGGCGAGGGCTTCGCAGTGGGCTACGTGGTGATCGACAGAGGCGGCACCGTGCTTGAAGAGCGCACTTATGCATGCGACCCCGACACGGCAGCTGGGTTGCCAAAGGATCGGCGCTGGGTGGATGCCAACGTGCCCAGACTGGCGCATCCCGAGGCGAGCCATCCGACATCAACGCCCACCTCCGTGCGCGCGGAGTTCTGGTATCGCTGGCTGTACTGGAAAGAAATAGGCGCAGTGCTCGTAGCGGACTGCTGCTGGCCGGTTGAGGCGCGATTTCTCGCAGCCTGCGTGGAAGACTGCAGGCCGCAGCGCGACTGGGAAGGCCCCTACCCGCTGCACGACCTTGCATCTGTGATGCTGGCACTGGGCCGCGATCCGACCGCCACGCATGCGAGGCTACCGAATGAACTGCCCGCGCACCACCCGCTGCACGACGCTCGCCAGTCGGCGCGGCTCCTGCTGGAGGCGTTGAGCACCCGTGGCGTGACGGCAACAGTCAAGGAATCCTTGACTGCTGGCGCGCCGGAACCCCAAGCGTCTGAGCATTGCACCTGGATGCAGGACGGCGAGGCAGACGGAACGTGGTTCACAGATTGCGGGCACGCCTTCAACCTGGAAGCCGGGGCGCCCGCCGAGAACAAGATGAAGTTCTGCTGCTACTGCGGCAAGCCGACGCGCGCCCCTGGCGTGGAGGGAACGAAGAATGGCTGACCCTCACTTCATGCTCGAAGCCGCGATGGAGCACTTTCAGCGCGCCCTGCAATACGCCAGCCCAAGCCGACCGCTGCGGCTGGTAATTCGCAAGCACAACCCTGGCGGCATGTCGGGCCACGGAACCACCGAAGTGGAGAGCATCGCTGTCGGTTTCGATTGGGAGGCGGGCAGAGTCATTCTCACGCCCGCCAAGCCACTCACCGAATTGACGCCCGAACAGGTCCAGGCCATCGAGAAGAGCGTGCGACAGGGCGGGAGCTGGCACGCCTACGAGGCTCAGAAGAGGCTCCGCGAGCGGGCCCTGAAAGCTGAGGCCAGGGTGGCCGAGCTGGAAATCGAACTAGATGCCGCCCGTGGCGTGAAGGGAGAGGGCAATGCAACGGACTAAGTACCCACTGGACCACGAGTGGCACGTTGCCGTGAACAGGCACAGCGACGAGTGGTGCAAAGAAGGCGGCGAGTGGGGTGGAGTGCGCTTCATGTACGAAGCCAAGAAGATGGCAGACGAGGTGCCGCGCATGGTGATGCTGTTTCGACAGGAGCGAATGAGCGCGCTGCCAGCGGCGCACCAACAGTGCAGCATGCAGGCGCCGGTTCCGGTGAAGAACAACCACCTGACATGCTGCAAGGGCGTCAAGACGCGCGAGTGCCCGCACCTTCTGGCGCTGGAGACGATCAAGCGATGCACGCCGGATGACATCGACACGGCCAAGGCGTGGACCTGCGCGGCGCACATCGTCAGCACTGGCGGCGACTTCATGGGCGAAGGGTTCCTGCTGCGCGTCGATGATCGGATGTACTGGGACAACGTGTATGACAGCCTGTCGCACGGAGGGAGCGATGAGTGAAGCTGCAACCATCGATCGCAACCCGATCCCGCTGCATGAGCGAATCGCGGTCAAGGCGAAAGAAGCCGCCGCACTGATGTCGTGCTCGCGGTCTACATTCTTCGCACGGGTCAAGGCGGGGATCTACCCTAAGCCTGGGCCAGATGGCCAATGGGGTGTGCGGGCGCTGCTGGCGCTGCATCCGATGCATCAAAGGAAGACGCAGTGAGCATGGATGCACCCAATGGCGTGGCGAGCACGTCTACCAATTTGAAAGGATGACCATGAGGTACCACGATGACAAAGAAGCGAGGCGATTAAACGCCGAGCTATGGATGCTTGACCTGCTCAAGCTCAATCCTGGATACGTGTCCTGGGGTCCGCACGAGGACTACATGTGGAAGGAGGGCGACGGCTGGGATTCGCGGAAGACGTTTGCCAGTTGGGCCGAGTTTGGGCCGTGGAAGTTGGACGACTTGAACGAGTGCGTGAACTTCTATTTCTCGGTTGAGCGAGCATCCGAGGATTGCAAGACATGCGGAGGCTCTGGCCACCACCCAGACGCGCAGTGGATCACGGACTCGTGGTACAGCCATTCTTCACCCTTCAAGCGGCAGACGTTCGGTGAACTGCAGGCCGAGGCTGTGATGGCTCGCTTCGGTTCGTCGCCGCGTCGGTTGCACGGCCATGGCACCTATCCAAGTGACGAGGTGCTAGCGAAGTACGGCCAACCTTTCCGGGAGTTCTGCGAGCGTATGCGGGTGCGCTGGCATTGGGACGACGACATCACACAGGACGAGGTGCAAGCCCTTATCGACAGCAATCGTTTGCTCGACATCACCCACGACTGGAAACAGGGAGAGGGCTGGAAGCCAAGGCGGCCCGCCGCCATTCCCACCGCCGACGAAGTCAACGCATGGGCGCGCGGCAAGGGCCTCGGCCACGATTCCATCAACGCGTGGATTTGCCAGAAACGGCGCTGCGAGCGCCTTGGCGTGCCGTACCAGTGCCCGACTTGCGAAGGCCACGGCTCCGTTTTCACCGCCCCCGGCGCGCATGTGTCGCTGACGTTGTGGTGGCTGCACCCGCGCAAAGGTTGCTCGCGCGGCCTAGAAGTCAGCAGCATTCAGCAGGCTGAGTTGCCGGCCGTGTTCAATTTCCTACGCGAAGCCGCCACCCGCAACGCTGATCGGTTCGGGAAGCTGCCACTCCCCGCTGGCGTGCCACCTACCGCGCTCGCTCCAACCACTCCCCCCACCACTGCATCAACTCCCGCCGCTGGTCCAAATACTGCGCCCGGTTGTACGCAGCCCTGACAGCATCCGTCTCCCTGTGCGCAAGCTGCCGCTCGATCACGTCATGAGGGAATCCGCTGCGCTCGTTCAGCACGGTAGACGCCAGCGCGCGGAACCCGTGCACCGTCATCCGACTACGGTAGCCGAGGCGGTACAGGGCGAACAGCAGCGTGTTCTCCGACAGCGGGTGCCCAGGGTGCGCGGGCGACTCCAGCACCAGGGGGCCGGGGTTTACCTCCCGCAGCCGCTCCAAGATCGCGCGGGCCTGCGTGGACAGCGGCACGACATGGGGGAGTCGGGCCTTCATGCGCGACTCGTGGATCACCCACAGCGCGCCATCCTCGCGCAGCTCGTCCCAGCGCATGCCCAGCAGTTCGCCGACCCGGACGAAGGTATGCGCCGCCAGCAGCAGGCCCAGCCGCGTGACCAGATCCGGGTAGGTGTCGATCGCGCGCAGCAGGGCACCAGCTTCCTCCGGTGGAATGCTCGCCATCGGCTTCTTGACCCGCCGCGGCTCCAGCACGCGGGTGAGGTTGGACGCTGGGTGACTCTCTAGAATCCCGGCGTCGATGGCGTGACCGAAGACCGCCGTGATGCGCCCGGCGACCCGGTGCGCCGTCTCCACCCGATCCCCGACAGCCTGCACCACGGCGACCAGGTCGGCGCGGCGGATCTCCCCGATGGGCCGCGCCCCCAGGGCCGGGTACGCGAACCGCTCCAGCGTGGCCTCGACCTGGCCGCGATGCTTCGGGTTCGACAGGCTGGGCAGGTGCTTGATGAGCCACAGGCGCGCGACTTCCCGGAACGTGGGGGATGGTGGTGGCGCCTCGGGCGCCTGCGGGCCTTCCCGGGCTTCCTGATGAGCGCGGCGGGCATCCGCCAGGGACATGCCCGGCCACCGGCCGTAGGTGCGCGTCTTCTGCTTCCCGGCATCGGTGTAGTTCGCCCGCCAGGACTTCGCGCCCGTGGGGCTCACGTACAGGTACAGCCCGGCCCCATCGGACAGCTTGTAGGGCTTGTCGCGCGGCTTGGCCGTCTCCACCGCTCGGGCGGTCAGCATGGTATCGGTCCCCTCGGTGCCATGTCCGGTGCCATGATCGGCGCTTGGATTGAACCGTCACGGTTTCGGACGGTTTCGGACTGGCGGACGCAGTTTAGACCCTTCCGGGGGTGCCTCTGTCGCTGGAGAGAGTGGGGATTGTGCGGACGATTCCGGCGCGCTTTGGACCGGATCGGCCTATACCGGACTGCGGCACTTGGCGGAGCGAGAGGACTCCACAAGCCGTTTCAGATCAACAGCTTGCGGCGACCGTACCATCTGGGATGCCATTCAACGCGCCGCGCTTGGCGGGGCCAGGGCGCATTGTCGCATGGCGGGCGCGATGCCTCTATACAGTGTCCGTCCAGTATGGATAGAATCACATATTGTCAATTGCCCGGCAGGCACGAGACAATCCGCGCGCGCGAGGCCCATTCCTCATGCGCCCCTTTGACAACCATGGGTTGTCGTCCTGCCGGGCAAGGGGTGCAGCAGGAATGGGCTTCTGCATTTCAGCGTCAGGGCGCGCATTGACGCAGCGAATCGGGCGAATGTCGTCGCCGCACCCAGGAAAGCGATGCCGCTCATGACCCCAGCGGCGCGGCCTTGTGCAGGGACCGCGGCGAACAGGCAATGCAAACCGACCCAGAGACTGGCCCACTTACGGGCGCCTGCAAGTTCGAATGCACCGCTTTTGGCGCGCAGTAGGCCCACCGGGTACTTCCCACGGTGCAGGCTGGCTGAGAGGATCCCCCAAGTCGGGAGCCTCGGGGTCAACCGTGCCCACCAACGAAAAACCGCCCCCAGCCCGAAGGCCAGGGGCGGAAATGGTCAGGCTGTGAGCCTGCCAGGAGACAACCGAGAATCAGGTGTCAGGCACCATGCGGAACTGCGCGGCGGGGATGAGGCCGGCGTCGCCGTCGGCGTAGATCACCAGCACCAGCCCGTCAGCCCGCAGCGCGTGGCAGGCTGCGTACCGCTCACCGCCGACGACGGCGACCGCCTTGCGGAAGGCTCGCCGGTCCGCGCCATCCGGCAGCGCGATGGACTCCGGGCACGCCTCGCCGGTCAGGCGCACGATGTCGGCGCCGTGGCGCGCGATCATGTCCGCCTGGGCGGTGGTGGCGACGAGGGGCGCGAGGATGATGGCGCGCATGGTGTCCTCCTAGTCGGACGGTTCGAGGCTGGAACGTGGCGGTGGATCGGGTGGCGCTGGCGCTGCCATGCGTGCCTCGGCCAGGGCGACCAGGCGCAGCAGGAACCGCTCCACGTCCTCATGGCGACGGTCGCGGCTGGCGCGCATCACTTCCTGGGCAAGTTGGGCCGGTGTCATGGGGTCAGGGCCTGATAGGCGCGCTGGCAGGCTGCGCCGGCGATCCTGGCGGCGTCAGCGTGTGCAGCAATTCCGTCCGCAGCCTCGTCAAGCCGGCGCTGCAGCTCGGCGAACAGATCGGCGGTGGCGTCGGCTGGCGGGCTTCCGACGGCAGCGGGGGAACCCGAGGCGGCGGGACAACTGCGGCGGGCGGCGGCGAGAGCTGCGCGCAGCCGCTGGCCAGCATCAGCAGCAGCGGCAGCATCAGCCTGGGCACGGGCGAGAGATTGGCGGGCATGGTCGGCTTCCTTCTGGACGGCGGCGGTGCGGCGGGCTTCCTCGGCCCGGGCGGCGTTGACGGCGGCGAGCTCGCGCGCCTGATACTCGGCCTGGGCGCGCTTGTAGCCAGCCGCGTCGGCGCGCTTGAGGCGGGCGGAATCCCAGGCGGCGAGGGCCAGGGCACCAAGCACCACGGCGAGGGCGACAGCGGCCCAGCGGTAGAGGGGGGGAATCAGCATCACTGCACCGCCATGCACTTGTCGCGCCGCGCCTGCGAGCGCAGGTAGACGCCCCGACACCCGGAACCAGGTAGCGAGCAGTCACGGCCAGCGACGAAGCGCCAGGCCAGGTATGCCTCGCACGCGCCCGCATAGTCGCCCGCGTTGGCCCGGCGCACCACCGTGCTGCCGCAGGTCGCCTTGACGCCGTAGTTGTAGGCGTGATCGACCAGCAAATCGTATTCCGCCTGGTGCAGCGGCGCGGTCACGCAGGCTTTCAGGCCCCTCTCGTCGCGCTGGATGTGCGCCAGCGAGCGCCGGGCGCCGTCCAAGGGCGTGATCGTGTCGCCCATCTGAACAGGCGTTCCGTCCTCGCGGCGCGTCAGTCCTGGGCCGACCGTTGGAACGTCGCCTTTGACCGGGATCACGGCGCGCTCGGTCCACCCCTCGTGCTGCCACATGCCGACGAGGCCGGCGGCGGACAGCGCCAGGGCGCCGATGGCGATGCGGCTACGGTCAGCCACGGCCGCCCCTCTGCGCCATCACGCGCAGCACGAACGCCGCCGCCCCGATGCCGGCGATCACCAGCGCGCGGGCCTGCGGCGGGATCTGGTCGGACCACGGCAGCGGCACGCCCATCGCCACCGCGCCTTCGGCCAGCGTCATCACGCCGGCCAGGATCAGCAGGCGGTAGCCCTTCAGGCGGCGCCAGAGGGCGGTCATTCCAGATCCCCAGGGCGCGACTCCATCCCGGCGCGCTTAACCGCCAGTTGGTAGTGCTTGTGCCGGTAGATCCAGTTGACAATGAAGCCGCCCACGGCCACCAGTAGGCCGCCGATGACGCCGATCACGGCCCACTCGGCTTGCGTGAAACCGAAGACCTTGGCCGCGCCGCTCACGAATGCGGTCCCACTGCCGACGTAGGTAGCGGCGCTGGCTACCTTGCCGCCAACGGCCACGGTGTCGGGGGCGTGTTCAATGCTCACAGGCGCGGTCCTTTCGTCGCGTCAGATGGATGCCGGCTTGATGCCCAGGCGGTAGTTGTTTCTCACCATCCAGCCTTCAACGGCCACCCACAGCACCGCCCAGCCGATCAGGTGCCGAGGCCACAGCCAGGCGATGACGCAGGCCATGCCGACGATCAGCACGGCTGACAGCGCGAAGTGCACATGCACGCCGACTTCGGGCAGGTGCAGCCGATCCACCGCCAGGCGCATCCACCAGAGGATGACCGGGTTTCGCTCGAACCACCGGCCCGGGTTGCGTGCAATGGTCACGGTCTGCAGCCAGTCCACGGCCAGCAAGACCAGGGCAACGATCAACAGGATGTAGGTCATGACAGAGCCTCCGTGGTGAGGATCTTGGCGATGGCGTTGGCGCGCACGTCGGTGTACCGCTCGTGCATGTAGCCGGTCGGGTGCAGGCCGTCCGGGCACACGTCGCGCGCGGGGTTGAAGGGCGTCACCCGGATGTCCACCACCGGCACGCCCAGGGCATAGCCGTGCTCCAGCACCACCCGGTTCGCTTCGTCCACCCGCGCCAGCGAGGCGGCATCCACCGGGCCGCCCTCGGCGAACCAGATGCAGCCCTGCAGGATCGGCAGCACGCCCAGCTCGCGCGCGGTGCGCACGGCCTCGTCGATCTCGTCGGCCAGGTGCTCGGGCTTCCAGTCGGGCCGCACCAGGGCGTCCACCTCGGCCAGGGCGATGTAGGCCACCTGGGGCCGGTGCTGCATCCACAGGTCCCGCAACGAGGTGCACGTGGCCGAGGTCTGGCCCAGCACGGGCTGGCCGCGCTTCACCGGGCCGCCGTCCAGGGCCTCGCCGAGCTGCAGGCCGTTCTGCGCGCAGTCCACGATCCGCAGGCCCGGCAGCTTCGCGCGCAGCATCTGCACCGGCGTCGGGTCGTAGAAGCGCAGCGTCGGGCCGTCGAACCAGCCGCCGGCCAGCGCGCTGTTGCCGTGCACGGTCATCACCAGCGGGGCGTCTTGCGCATCGTCCTTGCGCAGAACGATGACGACGGCGACGATGGCGAGGATGATGGCGACTTCGATCACGGTGCCTCCTCCCCCTTCGGGTCGTTGTGCCCGTACAGGCCCTTCTCGGCCACGAGGTTCAGCACCGTCTTGGTGTCGCTCACCACGGCGCCTGCCATCATGGCGCGCACAGCACCCTCGGGCACTTGGTCGCCTGCGGCCTGGAGCGCGGCCCACAAGGCATCGCCGGTCGGGTCATCGACCAGCGCGGCGAACTCCTCGTCGATGTTCCCGTTGCTCGCGTAGTAGCGGATCACTCCGTCGTTGTCGTAGACCGGCGTGACGAACATGCCGGGGCCGCTGATCGGCGCGAAGGCTTCAGCGAGCTGGCGGGCCAGCGGCGCGTATGCGGCGGGCACAAGCATTGCACGGTGGGTGTAGGTGGTCATACCGTGATCCTCGCCACGTTCGCCAGATAGCGCTTCAGCCGGTTGTGCGCCGTCTCGCCTATGTACCGCTGCGCGTACACGGAGCCATAGTCGCGCCCGTTGAAGTAGCTGCTGGCCGCCCCGTTGTCCTTGTAGACCGTGATTGTTGACGTCCCAGCCGACACGGTTGGCCGCGTGGTGGTCGCTGGCGCCAGGTTGTTCACCTGCACAGCCAGCACGCCGCCGTCATCCCATGCACTCAGCAGGTACGTCCCGGGTGCCGTGATCGTCTCGTTACTCTGCACCGTGGTGTATGCCGATCCGTTGCCCGCCGCCAGTTCGAGCTTGTTGCTGCTGTTGACCCGCACGCGGTATCCGGTGTTGGTTCCCGTGTCGCTCCAGATCGTGCGGGCAGTACCGGCACCGCCGCTGACCGTGATAGCGCCGCAGTAGAAGAACCCCGTCGTTCCACCGCCGCCCGTGGTCGTGGTCTGGTTGTCGTCCGTGCCGTCCGGGTACTGACCGTGAGGGAACCCATCCGTGTCGTGATCCGCCGCAGTAGCGCCCACGCGCTGATAGACGGGGATGTTCTTGGCAGCGTCGTCGGCGGTGCGGAGGTCGGCACCCCAGGCGTAGATGCCGCTTGTTCCGTCACCCGTGTAAGCGACCGAAGTGCCGAGAGCGTTTGCTATCTGAACCCACGCCACTACTTGGCTGTCGGTGTCGCAGGTGGCCGTAAATTTCACGCGCCACCAGCCATTACCTTCGTCGACAACGGTGACGCTCATGTTTGTGAACGTCCCTACAAAGGCGGACACCTCGCCGGTTGAGAGATTGATGCCAACTTCACCCTGATCCCCCTCAAAGTTATCGGACATCTTGACCGTGGCGAATCCACGCTCGGCCGCCTTCAAACTGACAGAAAACACCCAAGCCGAAGCAACCGCCGCTGACTTCGTGACGGCCTGAAAAACCCGGTGGTTATTAGTGGCTGTGTCCTCAACGATCTTGTCCGCCGTGAGCGTCCCGTTTGGAGCCGTCGCAGCGTTGGCGGTGACAGTGGCGCGCGACTTGTTCCAGCTCGCGCTGCTGAAGTCCTCGCTGTTGAGCAGCGTATTCACCCGCGCCGACAGCGTAGGCCGCGCCGTGCCGGTGGCTTGGGTCAGGTGGGTGCCGGGCAACACAGCAAACTGCCCAAGCGTGAAAGTCGCCGTGGTGCTGTTGCTCGTCGCCGTGATCGTGATCGAGGTACTGCCCCCGGTCGTCGCAGGATGCACCCACGATGACGCACCGGCTGCGATGCTCGCCACGATGGTTCCAGCCACACCACCATTGCGCACGTCCAAGCTCGTCGCGCCTGTGTTCGTGATGCGGATACGGTGGACAGCGCTAGTCGTGAGCCCGGTCCACGTCACCCAAGACTGATTGCTGGCGTCACCCGCCCGCGAGACAGAGCCGGCAAAGGTGCTGGTGTTGTAGCTCGCCGCTGTCGCTGTGCCGGTCAGGCCGGTTGCGCCGTTCGCCAAGAGGCTGGGGCCGGTTGCGCCGCCGTACTCTCTGCCGAGCAAAAGGCCGATGCCCTGCCCGACTGCGGTTGTTGGCGTCGTGCCGGCTGTGTCAACCCATTCGTATGGGATGCCTACGCGCTTGAGCGGGTCATCGAACTGCCAGTGCCAGCCGATGTCCTGGCCCATTCGGAATAGCCGATCAACACTGAAGCGGTACGGCGCCAGCAGCAGCCGAAGTGCCGCCTTCATTTAGGCGGCCCCGGACAGCGGATAGGCACGCAGACAGGGGCGATACACCTCCGAATTGCTCGCCGGTGTGAATGCGCCAGTCGTGACCAAGTAGCCGAACAGGCCGATCAAGCCCGTGCGAACCTGCATACGAACGTCGCTGTTCTGCACGTACAAGGTTGATCCCTTGTCAGCGATCACGCCAATGTCAACAAACCCGATGTAGTCGTCTCGGTCGCCGCTTGGCAAGTCCCATGCGTCGTTGTCCACGTAGGCCGACGCGGGGCGCTCCTTGTACAGTTCGAGCCGGAAGCTGGTCATCCCGGAAGGAATCGACGCGATGTCAATGCGAAGATCAGCCGAGGTGATGAGCACATCGGCCTGTGCAGGGAAGCCCTTGAAGTTGATCACGCCGCCGACAACATCGCCAGCCGTGTAAGCCGTGGTGTTGGCGGCCCGAGTGACCGTCGGGCGAGAGATGTAGGACATGATGAACTCCGGCGCCGTCTCGGCGTTAGGGGTGGAGAAAAGCCCGACTGGCGGGCTTGGGGAAAGTGTTACTGCTGCCCGTAGAGTAATCCACGCGGCTGAATGTTGGTTCCGATCAGGTTGCCTCCGAGCAGTCCCGTGGACTGATACAACAGCGCGTTGTTTTCGTTGATGCGGTTGGTCAGGTCGCGCATTCTGAGCAGGCTTTGCTGCGCCTGAGGACCGGACTGGAGAAGTAGCGCGCCCATTTGGTCTCGGGTTGTCTGCGGGAGCTGCACCTTGTTCCACACATCCCGAGCGCCAGCCACGAGCCCCAGCGGGTTGCCCGACTTCGCGGCTGCGGCAGTGCCCGCCACGCTCTGCAATACGCCCGCGTCCATATCGCCCATGCCGGCAATGCGCGCTGCGGTCTGTGACCCGGTGTTGACCTTCTGAATGCCGCGCTTGACGTTTTCCCTTGCCAGTTCAGCGGCAAACTCACGATAGCTGCGGATGTTGTCGCCGAACACGGCTTGCAGTTTTTCCCGCGTGGCGTCGTTCTTCCACATGTTCATCAGCTCAGTGCGCCCGGCCTGCGTGCCCAGCTTCGCCCGCAGGGCTTCATTCGCGCCGATCCTGAATGCCTCAATCTCGCTCGTGCTCATCCCCCGCATCATCGTGGTGATCGCGTTATCGTCGCTAGAAAGAATGCGCCGCCCTGCGTTCGCTGCGTCGATCAGGGCAGATGGCCCGGCAAAGGCATCGCGCGCCGCTTTGTAGAGACTGCGCCCGGTCTGCGGGTCCGTGGTCGCGTCGTCGAGCATGGAAATCATGCGCTGATTCAGCTCTTTGATAGCAGCGCCAACAGGCGTAACCGTGCCGTCCGGCTTCGTCTCTTTGGCGATCAGTTGATCTAGCCCGCGCTTCACATGGTCAAGCTGCCCGGCGTTCCACGGACCCGGCTGCGTAGGGTCAATCGAGAATGGCTGTTGCCGTGCCGTGGCGAGCGTGCGAGCATGCTTGAGCGCGCCGAGTTGATCGGCTGCGGCGACCACATCAGCGAGGTCCTGCGTGGGCTGAATGTTGACTTGTCGCAGTTGGCCGTACAGGGGCGCCGCCGCTTGAGCGCGCGTCTCAGCAAGACTCTCCACCGTTCCGGCCAACCGCTGCCCGCCCGTGTCCAATGCCTTCTGCGCAGCCGTGCGAAGGCGCCCGCCTTCAGTAGCCATGCGCTGATGCTGCACATTCGCCACGGTCTCTTTCGTGCGGCCCGGCAGAGTGGCGAGCGTATCCAGTAGCTGCCGCGTGTTCTGGCCGCCTGCATCGGCGATCATCGCATCGGGGCCGAGCTTGGCTAGCCGCGCCTCAGTTTGCAAGGCGGGGTTGGTCAGGCCGGAAGTGGCTACAGTGCCGCGCGCATCACGGGCCAGGGCCTCGGCGACTTTCAGTTCTGCCGCAGCATTAGCAGCCTTCGGGCTAAATCGCTCCCGCACATTGCCCAGCACGGCACCACCGCCGCGCATCCCAGCACCAACTGCACCAGACACGACGCCGCCCAATGCAGCCCCGCCCGCCGTATCAAGCGCCATGCCAGTGAGATCCTCGGCTTTTGACGCGCCTAGACCGTACAGACCGCCCGTGAGAGCGCCAGACTTCCCGGCAGTCAGGATGGTGTTAGCAGCTGGCGCTGCTTTGGTGAACATTCCGCCAATAGGCAATGACGCCATGCCCTGCGTGACCGCTGAAAAGATCGGATTCTGCTGAGTCTGATAGTCCGATGCACCGCGCGCGAAGTCGCGGGCGCTGCGGTAGGACTCACCGATTGGCCTTCCTTGCAACGCCCCGACCACTGCGCCGCCAGCGCCGATAAGTTCATCGGCGAAGCCGAACGTAGGCCCCTGCGCGACGTTGATAAGGCCTTGCAAGGCCCCAGGCGCACGCTTGCCCGATTCGTAAGACTGAGATGGCATGCTCTTTTCAATCGCGGCAGTAATGTCCGCATCGCTCATGCCATCAGGGAACTCCACCACGCCCATACCGGGAACTTCTATGCGTTGCGGCATTACTCGATCCTCCTGGTGACCGGGTTGTATCGACGCGTAACGCCCGGGCTAGGCTGCTGCGTTGGAACAGTAGCCCCGCGCTCTTCAGCGCCGACAATGCGATCAGCATTCAGCCCGTAGTCCTGCGCGAACCTGGCATACTCGTTGCGCTTCGCGTTGTATTGCTTGACGCTTTCGGCGGTGAGTGAATCGGCAAGCGTTTGGAAGTCCTTGCGCTGCGTCGGCGTTAGCTTGGTGCCTTTGATGATCTTGTCCGCGTAGTTCACCAGCCGATCCATCGCGCCACTAGCGGCCATCGCCATCCCCAATTCAGACTCTCGCACCACCGAGCCCGGGTCTAGGATCTTCATCAGCTTGGTGGCGCCCGCAAGGTCCCCAGCAGGACTTTGCTGCGCCAGTGCCGCACTGATTTGCGAGTAGGCGCTTTTTACGTCTTGGTGCGCCTTGTAGATCGGCTCCTGACGCCATTTGGAATGCAGGGATAGCTCATTGTCTAGCCCCTTCTGCCCCATGTTGATCGGCACTTCAACCTTGACAGCCCCAGCCCTCTTCCGCTCTCGGTCCCACTGTTCGTAGGTGCCTTGATAGCCCTGCCCACGCGCGTACTCATACGCTTGCACTTCGGCTGGCAGTTTGTCCGCCTTGTCTGGCGCAGTAAATAGAACCCTGTTCTGCTTTTTTGAGTAGAGCGAGGCGCCAGGAGCCACGGGGATCGGAGTATCGTCTTTCTGCATCGCCTGCTGCAATCCAATGCCCTTTGTCGGATCAATCTGCATAACGCGATTGACGTATCCCGACATGTCAAAACCGGGTTGAACCATCGGCATGTTTGACCCGTCAGGCATCGGCCCCATGCTCAGAGCAGTTGCCCGCTCTGGCGTCAGGAAAGAATCTTTAGCCGCCTGCCGCAATGCGCCGTCCATCTCAAGCGCGCGCTGCTCGCGGTCTAGACCCATTTGCATTTGCTTCATCTGCAATTGCTGCATCGCCGCCTGTTGCTGCGCCGCCTTGCCATGCGCATAGGCTTGGTTCGCGCCCAAGAGGCCGCCTGCGAAGTTGCGGCCCAGCAAGCCGGCAGACAGCGCCATGATGGCCGCGCTTTGCGGATCGTTCCATCCGTCTCCGAGTAGTGCCATGTCAGCCCCTTAGAGGAAATACCCGAAGTTCTTGGCGAGTTGCGCTGCGGCGAGCATCCCGCCTAGGATTCCTTGCGCACCGCTCCCCTGCCCCGGAGTCGTCACCGACCCACCCATGCCGGAGAACCCGCCGCCGATGTTGGCCGCGTTCTGGATCGGCGACCACGGCAGATTCACGCCCTGTCCCAGCAGCGAGGCGCCGAGGCCAGCCGCTTGCAGGTCTTGTCCGCGTTGACTCGTCCAAAAATTTTGGTCAGCTTGATACCGCTGCAAGTCGCGCGATTGGTCCTGATTCCAAGCCGAGCCGTACAGGTTGCCGAGCTGGCCGGCAAGGTTGTCCACGCTGCCCTTGATCGCCGCGTTCTCCAGCAGGCCCTGCCCCGTGCCGCCGAAACCACCGGCCATGATCGCAGCGCCGCGCGCCTGGCGGATGCCGGCGTTCATCATGTCCGTGCTGCGGCGGGTGATGTCGTTGGCGATGGTCGGCAGGTACGGGTTCTGCGGCATGTTGCCGTACCCGCCCATGCCTGCGCCGCCCGCGCCTGACAGTTGAGAGCCAGAAGAAGGGGCGCCGTACTTGGCGATGTGGTCGTTGATCTGCTGTCCGGTGAATCCGAGGTTCTGCCCCACTTGGTCTGCGGTCCACCCGTATTGCTGCATGGCCTGCGTCATCTGCCGGGTTGCATTGGCCGCGTTCTGCGGGGACCAGTCGAGGCCACGCAGGAAACCGCCCATGTCGGGGGCCGAAGCCCCGCCTGCGCCGCCGAATGTCGCGCCGCCATAACCACCGGGGCCGCCGTTGAACGAGGTGGAACCGCCCGCGCTCATGTCGCCGGCCATCGGAACGGGGGAGGCACCGCCGAAAGATGCCCCGCCCACGGGCGCCATGCCACCAGCCGCTGGAGTCGCCACAGGCGCCGACATCTGCGCCGCGTAGGCGTTTGGATCGCCCATGTACGCATCAGCCGCGCCACCGAAAGCCGCGCCAGCGCCGGGATCGTAGGCGGCCACTTGCTGCGGCGCAGGGTTTGCCCAGTCAGACCATACGCCGTTGCTGTCCTGAGTCCCCCACGCAGCGCCAGAAAGGCCGCCAGGTACGCCGTAGAACATGCTCAATACCTCCCGCGCGTGAAACGCTCAAATCCGTTGGGGGCAATGGGTTGGCCCAGCAAGCCGGAGCCCACCATCCGCATCTGATCGCCGGCCTGTTGAGCCAGCGGCATCTGTGAGTTCAGCAATCCCTGCACCTTCGGCATCAACTCGCCGTAGACGAACTGATCCATTCGCGGATCCATCTTCTTTTCCTGCGTCTGGTCGGGCGTGCCTTGCGAGCCGAGAGCGCCGCCCAAGACCGTGGCACCGATGCCTAGGGCCTTGTCGCTGACTCCCGGGATCAGAGAACTGGCAGCGCTCTTCGCCCCGCTCGCGAGCGTTGTCCCGATACCGCCAAAAGTCGGGCCGGTGTAGCCAGTCGGCGCAACCGGCATGGCCGATTCCGGGATCAGCTCAAGCGTGCCCATCATCTGCGGCACGCCCTTGGCGAGATAGGGGCTCATCGACTCGGCGAATGCCGCGTTCTGCGCCGCCACCTCGCCGGCCGTTGGCACACCAGCGTCAAATCCGCTCATTGGGCCTCCGCTGCCGCCCATCGCCCCCATCAGGCCCTGCAAGCCCGCATAGCCAATCAGCGACATCGCAAGGCCCGGGCCGAGCTTGTCCCACAGGTCCGGCGCGGACGTTTGCCAGTCGTGCGTGTAGTTCCCCTGCGCATCGTATTGCTTGGCCATGTCGCCAAACTTCCAGCCCTCGGGGAGTACGTTGTAGCCAGAAAACGTCTGCCCGCCAGTGAAGTTATTTTCGCCACCCATGTCGGAAGACGTCATGGTGGGGGTGTAGATCAACCCGTCTTTCTTGAGCACACCGCCATAGCCAAGGGATGCCATCTTCTGAAGTTGCTCTGTAGTCAGTGCCATATAGGCCCCCTATGTAAGTCCTGTGCCAGAGATAAGCCACTCGGTCGCTGTGACCTTGATCGCCGTGGCGATTCCATCGGCCGCGAGTGACCGCGTGCCGGTCGTTCCCGCACCCGCAAGCCTCATCGTGTCGGTCGTGATCGCAATCGAAATCACGCCGGCCCCGTTCTGGTTGATGAAGGTCAGCGCCGTGAACAGCGGATAGGCGACCGACGAATTCGCCGGAATCGTCCATGTCCGCGCTGTCGTGTCCGCGCTGGGATGCAAAAACGCCTTGTTGGCGTCCGTGATGTCGAAAGTCTTTGCCGCACTCACCGATTCACCGGCAAGGGCCGCAGTCATCTTGACGTACAGCCCACCGATGTAGCAGTACGGGCCTTGTCCTAGCCCGGGGTCATAGTCCGTGCCATCGGCAAAGAACACGTCGCCCGTGCGCGGCTTGTCGAGCGCCGCGTGAATCTCACGAAGCTGTACGCGGTCCTGTCGTTGGTTCAGAGCCTGCGCGATGCGTTGCAGTTCGCCGTTCAGAAACGCCGAAAGCGCCTTCGGGTCGGAAGGCGGGGCTAGGGGCGTGTACATCACTTCGGCAACGGCATGCCGTTGCGTTCAAGGATGGTCAGCAGCGATTCCTCGCCGGGGAAGACCACAAAATTGCTCGTGCCAGCCCCGGCGCCGCGCGATCCGCCGTCTAGATAGCGGATGCCTGGAATGCCCAACTTTCGCAGTTCCTCACTTGTCTGCGCTTTGGACGTTTTGTCGAATGCGCCGTGCAACCAGTTATCCGGGTCTGTTCCGTTGTAAAAGTGGCTTGCTAGTGTGTCAGGCGCCAACTTATCAAGCGCATCGTTCAATGCGTTGTACTCGGACATAAATGCTTTTTGCTGCGCTGGCGTTCGCTTATTTGGCGTGCCATACTTGGTGAACAATTTCTCCGCTGCCGCGTCTAGTTCTGCCCTAGTTCCCGGTTGAAATCCAAGAGCCCTCTGCACCTCCGGCGCCTGCTGACTAAGCGGCTTATCCCAATCCAGCATGCGGGCCACGGCTTCGTCGGGGAGGTCTACTTTGTAGACTTGGCCTCCGGGTTGGAGCTTCGCTGGATCTAGCTTGTCAATCCATTTGTCTGACGCCAGCCCAGATGCTTTTGCTGCATCTTTGTCACCGCCAGAGAGATAAAGCGACCATGCCGCAGCGTCTTTTGACGATCTACCGGATTCGCGGGCCATTGGCCTGCCGTTGTAAGTCAATTCGCTCGACAACTTGCCGCTATACGACTTAGCTACATCCGGCGACTCAGCCAAATACAACCCATGCCCGTAAGCCTGCGCACCCTCACCCGTACCGATCTTGCTGCTGTCGAACTTGGCGAACTTGTGCGGTGAACCGTGATAGACCGTGATGCCCATCGGGTTGTAGGCGTTTGCGAGAATCCCGGCAAGTTTCTGATTCGCAGGGCCATACACTAGGCCACCGCTCGCCGCACTTTCATCCGCCGCCGCACGGGTCGCCGCAAGCAATCCGCCCGCACGGTCATTCGCGTAGTTCACGCCCTGCGTGATTGATCCAACCGGATCCGCCACGAAGTCGCCAATGCCGCGTTTCAGCGCATTCGCACGCTGATAGATGTACGGCAGTACGTCACCAAGCAATCCAGCCATGTCAGAACTTCCCCGCCGGCTGCACGCCGATCCCGTAGCTGCGGATCTTCCACTTCTGCGGCCCCGTATGCGACAGCTCCAGCGCCGCGTATCGGCCTTTCACCATCACCGGCACACGATGCGTAGAACCCACCGTGAATGTCACCGGATCGCGCATCACGGGTGCCTGATTCGGGTACATCGAAGCCCCGAGAGACACGCCAATCTCCGTCCCCGCAGGCGCGTCCACGTTGAGCCAGACATCCTTGAACAGCCAAACGCCATCCTCGCCCATCGAAATCGCATCACGGCGCAGATAGCTTTCAATCTCCGTCCCGTCGTCGTCTCCGCCGTAGTCATACGCGGAAATCGCGGGGGCGGTGCGGCAGATCATCACGCGCGTCTGGTTCGCGGTCAGCGTCTCCTGATACCACGGCTGCACATCAGTCGCCCACGTACCCGAGGCCGCCGCCCATGTGTCGGTCGCCTGGTCGTCAATGAGGCCCGTGGCGCCGTAGGTGACGCTAGGAAGGTCACGCTCGCCCCACTTCCCCGATTTCCAGTCCCACACCATCGCCTTGTTGCAGGCCGATTGACCAATGGTCGGAAAGCAAATGAGCGTTTCTTGCCGGATCGGGTTGGACACCACGAACGAGCGTTCGTAGTTGTCCGGGTCCATGCTGTTGAAGATGTATTCCTTGACCTGTCCGTCCGCGATGCTCTGCGTGGTCTGCCCATCGAACAGGACCACATCGCCCACGGCGAGAATCACCGTCCCCATCGGGGTATGCGCGAAGCATCCGCGCGCCATCATCCCGGTAGGTGCGGGCAGCTTCTGCGACTGGAACACCAGCGCGCCATCAATGAACGTGAAGCGGTACATGCTCCGCTCCTTGCACACGATGAAGCTGTCACCGTGCTGGAATCCGTCAATGATCGGGTCTGGCGTCTCAGCAATCTCGACCTCGCGCGCCTCCAGCGTCTCGTCAGTCGCGTCCCATGAGGTCGGCAGCGCACCGGGGAGCGCCGCAGCGGACCACTTGACCATGTGCGGGTACGCGGTGCTCGATTTCGTGACGTTCAGGGCAAAGATGAACTGCTTGAACACCCGCAGCGACTTGCAGCGCCAATTGGTGTCCCATCCGGTCAGCGTGGCGAGGTTGGTCGCCGTGTTGCCGTTCCAATACTGCGGGACGTTGAATGCGTTGTTCATCACCAGCAGCCCGCCGATGGTGCCGCCGGTCCACCGATCATCAATCGCACCGCCAGGAGCCGTTCCCGTGATGTCCGTGCGCGTGGTGCCGTCGTCCACATAGACCGCCGTCAGTCCCGCATGCACCCAATACCCGGTCGTCGCGGCTTCGTAGTAGTACAGCCAGTAGGGCGTGACGGAAGGGGCGTCGAATTGGTCATAGATCCCGCCGATGCGCTCGGCGAAACCCTTGGTGAATCGCATGTTCTTCACGGCGGACCAGACGCCAGGGCCAAGCTCCTGCGGCATCAGGTCGCGGTTCACGCCCTGCGAACAGTCCTTCACGTCATAGCGGGGCATCAGGGCGTACCCCACTTCGCGTAAAGGTAGTCCTCCACCGCCGCGCGCTCCGTGGCCCCGAGGATCTCGTCATAGATGATGATTTCGCCCACGGTGCCACGCCCCAGGTACAGCTCGCCGCCCGAGTTCTCGCCGATCTGGTCCACGATCAGCGATCCGGTGATAGCGCCCGACAGGGAAACGCCTGAACGATTCAGCCGGATCACGCCATCGGACGACGCCATCAGAAGGAACTTCGTGGATGCGTTGATGTAGGAGGACGTTTGGTAGAACGAGTCGGCGACGTTCCCATTGCCTTCGTAGACACCCACCTGGCAAGCCATCTGCGACGAGTTCCCGAGAAGGCCGAACATGTCCGTCCCGGTCTGCACTGTGTACGAACCGTTGCGGATCGCCGTCTGGTTGTATGACCCAGATCCGGTCAGCGTGGAGCCGACCATGAAACAGGTGAAGTTAGCCCCCGCGTTGAGCTTGCTGGCCGCTTTGACGTTCAACTGCGTGGTGATCGCCATGGAGTTGAGCGAGAACGTGGTGGAGTCCACCGTGGGCCGCTTTGCATCGGTAGCCTGCACGAAGTCAAGCCCGCCGTTCTTGTCCCGCAGCGACGAATACTTGCCTCCGGTCTGCGTGTAGTAGGACGAGTCGGACGCATCCAGCCACAGAACAGGGACGGTCGTGTCAGGCGCGGATCCGCCACCTCCACCAGCGCCCGAGTAGCCCATGATGAGCCGCTGAACGATGCTCACGTGAGGCCCGTCCCGCTGATGAGCCAGCTCGTCGTGGTGATCTTGACCGCCGTGGCGATGCCGTTCGCGGCCAGCGTGCGGCTACCCGTGGTCCCGGCGCCAGCAAGACGCATGGTGTCCGAGGTGATGGCGATGGTGATATCGCCAGCGCCATGCTCGTTGATGAACGTCAGCACAGTCCCAACCTGGAACGCAACAGATGCGTTCGCCGGGATGGTCCACGTTCTGGCCGTGGTGTCGGCTGCGGGGTGCAGGAAGGAGTTGTTCGCATCGGTCAGCACGAAGCCATACGCCGCAGACTTGGACGTGATGACCATCCCGCGCTCGGCCTTCAGCAGTGTCTTCAGAAGCCGGATGTGGGCCGCGCCTTCGCTGCGGACATCGGAGTCCGCCGGATAGCTCGCGTTCAGGTCGTTGATGCTGGAGGCTGATTCGACGGTCATGGATTACTCGCCGTTGAAGATGTTGGAACGCCCGCCCGTGCCCGGCAGGTCGGTTCGCAGCGGCACGCGCCGGCTGCGGTTCTCGGCATTGGCGAAAGACCGAAGCGCCGTCTCATACAGCGCCGAATACTTCTCGATTGCCTGGTCGTCTTCCGTGAACATCGCCGCTTGTTTCAGCGAGCCGTACAGGTAGATGTCAGGCCGGCGAGTCAGCAGGTAGTTCGTCGGGTTCGCGTCCGACAGGTCGGTCTTCCTGCGGTAGCGGAACCGCACGCTGTACGCGGACGCACACGGGCAGTCGAAACGGATGGTCGAGCCGTCAATGGCCCACACGCTCGGCTCGGCACTGTCGCTGTCGTATGGCAGTTCCTGCGGTAGACGCTGCCGCAGTTGGATGCGCTCGCTGTCAATGACCAGCCACAGGGCAATCGGGCTGATGTAGTCCGAAGGAAGGTCAATCGTCGCGCTGTTCAGCGTGGCGGTGAGGCCCGTGTCATATTCCTCTTCCCGAGGGAAGAGCCGATCCGGGAAATCCGCCTCGCACAGTTGGATGAAAAGGGCGACGTTCTCCGTGATCTGCGTGTCACCATCACGTTTCATCATTCCAGGGATCGCCGCTTTCAGCGTGGCGTAGTTGGTGACGGGATCCACGGCCTACCCTCTCAGCCCTTGGCCTGCTCAATCGCCTCGTCAATGGCGCGCAGCAGTCCCTTTCGAGCCCGGCCTTCGCGCTCGCGCACCCGCAGGCCCTCCAGAGCCGATACGGTCATGCCGTCCAGCAGCGCGATGATCTCCGGCGCGTTCTGGTCCAGTACGTCCGTGATCCTCGCGGCCGGTTCCGGGTCCAGCATTGCCTGAACAGAAGGCGCAGCCGTGGACGCAGGGGCGGGCGGCGAATCGGCAGCGATGGATTCCCCGGTGTTGACGTAGACCCAGCCGAGCTTCTTGTGTCGCTCCACTTCGCCCATGTCGTACAGGGGCATCACACCGTGATCGGCGCTTTTCATCCAATGGGGCATGTCAGTCTCTCCTAGACGCCAGCGAAGTTGAGGGTGTCCGCAGCGTGGTCTAGCTGGCTTTCGCTCGGTCCCGTGAAGTCAACGCACATCTGCACCGCGTCCCCATCCGAACAGGTGACGCGGATCAGGTAGGCATCTGGCATCGTCTCGGCGTAGGTCTGCGCGATGCTCACGCCACGCGCCGAGAGCCCTTGCTTGACCGTCTCCACAGTCGTCAACAGGTCGGGCATGGTTGGATCCTCATCTGCCGCCGCAGGCTGTCGGAGACTGCGACGATTTCATGGGCAGGGCACTCCACCAGCGCCCGCAGCAGTCCGCCGGATCGCTCCATGAAAGAGCCCGGAACGGTCAGGCGCATGATTTCGGCCATGCCGGTAGTCAGCATGTACAGATCAGGCGAGGTATCGAATCTGCGGCCGTCCACTTCAACTGTGAACCGGCCATCCTGTAGCTCGGCCTCATCCATGTAGGCATGCGTTTGCTTCGTGTAGCTGCCCTCGCAGCCGAAGAACACGACACGCCGATAGCCCATGAAAGGCGCTACGGTGAAGGCCATCATCGCGGTGGCCGTGCTCACGATGTGGCCGCCGGGAACGTCGTTCACGAGGTCAAAGACCCGAACGTCGGCGCCCTCCAGCGCCCCGAACACGCGCGGATGGCAGCGCGTAGCCAGGATGGCCCGCTTCGCTCCGCTCACCCGTTCGGCCAGGAAGTCGCACGGGTCAACGGAAATCAGCGTGGAGTCAATGCCGTGCTCACGAAGGAATCGGCACGCTCCATTGATCGCCCAAACGTCCGCGAAGCCGCGAACCTCGTCCAGGTGATCGGCGATGGATGGGCCGCCGCCGACAACCGCAAGCGGTCTATCGTGCGGCGGCACCTCGCCAATGAAAGGCAGTCCCAGCGCGTGAGCATGCGCGACATGCAGCAGCATCTCGTCATGCGGCACCGGAACGTGCCCTTCAAAGGCGATCTTCACGACGTGGCGATCAGGCCGCGCGTCTTGAGGGCGTCGAGCAGCGCGTTGAAGTTCACGACGATCTGCGACAGCGTGGCGCTGGCCGTGATCGTGGCGATGTAGCTGATCTGCGTGGTCGGAGTGGCGCCGTGAAACGCCACCTTGTCGCTGGCCGATTGGCCGAGCTGCGTGCCATCCGGGCGACCGTCGGAGAGTTGGTTGTACTCGGGCATTTGATGCTCCTAGTGAGAAGATGAAGGGGGAGAAAAGGCCCCGAAGGGCCTTGCATCAGTTGGTGATGCGGCAGCTCCACTCGGGGCGGAACACCTTGAAGCCGTAAAGCACGTCCAAGCGGCACAGCAGTTCGTCGTTGCGGATGTCCGAAGCCATCCACACGCGAATCGAAAAGCCTTCGTCGCGGCGCACCACGCACTTGTGTGCGTCGTCCATCACGGGCATATCGGCCATGACGAACGCGAACGCATCGCGGTGGTACATCAGGTTGTGCTTGTAGGACGTGTTCGCCGAGCCGACCACGGTGATGGTCTTGCTGTTGAAGTCCGTCGTTGCCAGCTGAGCGCCCGCAGCCGAGCACACGTTCTGCTTCGCGCCGGTCAGGTAGATCGTCGGAGAGACGGTCATGTCACCACCGGAGCCGGTGCCGGCCGTGTTGGTGAACTGCTGCAGGTAGCCCAGGCTCGCCTTCGTCTCCGGGTGGCAGGCGTACACACCGTCGATGGTGAACACCGAGCCGACCGTCAGGGTGACAGGTGCGGCGGTGTCAGCCGAGACGGTGGAGCCGCCATCGGTCACGCCGGCCGCCGCATCGGTGGTGCCGGTCACGTCCGATCCGTTGCCGTGCGAGTAGGTGCGCTCGTTTTCGTAGAAGTCGGCCATCGCCGAGCGGCCGTAGTAGCCTTCCACGAACGCCTTCTCCACCTGATCGCCGGGCATGAACAGGCCCTTGTTCGCGTTGACGATGGACGCCATCGTCACGGAATCGAGCTGCAGCGCGCGGTTGCGATCCTTCGGCGCGAGGCCTTGGTTCAGCCGGGCGCGGGCCAGGCCGAGCGCGGTGATGTCGCCGGATGCGCCGACCACCGTGCCAGCGGTGCCGACGAGGTTGTACGTTGCCTTGGTGGCGGTGGTGATGCAGTCGCCATCGATGCCGCTCACGAGCTGCGAGATGGCAGGCTCAATGAAGCGGCGCGAGAACGCGCGGACCTGTGACGGGTCGTCAACGTTCAGCGCCAGGTCGGCGGACGTGAATCGCATGTCAACACCATCCTGGGTAGCCAGGGTGATGGTCTGCGTGGTTTCCTCGGTGTCCTGCACATCCATGATGCGCGAACCCTGACGCCGCGTGTAGCGGTTCGGCTCGCGCACGCGCAGAGTGCCGCCGATGCGCCCGCCGCCGATGTTCTGCGGCTTGAAGCTCTCATCGAACTGACGATCCACCGTGCTGGTGAAAGTGGCCTTCTCGTGGGCGATGGCCAGCCCTTCCTTGGCGATCATGTCGATCACCTTGAATGTGTTGCTCATGTGTGTTCCTCAGCGCCTCGCGGCGTTAGAGATGCCGACCTCTCGCGGTCAGCGACCTGCCGACTTTCGACGGAACTCCCGGTATTCAGCCGGGCTCATGTCGGAAACCGACTTCTGCGTCTTCGCCTTGCCGCCTTCGATCCGACTGGCCGGCTTGTCAGGCGCGGGCGCAGGCTTCTTGATGGTGGAAAGACGTTCCTTCACGGACTTGTCCCACTTCTGCGCCTTGTCAAGCGCGACGGCGATGGCCGGGTTTCGCAGGAGGAACTGACCAAGCTGCTGGGTGTTGATCCCTAGACCCTTGGCGTATCCCTCCAGCTCCGCGTCCTTCGCGGGAGACCAGTCCTTGATTTCGCGCATGAGGAAGGTCTGAGCGTCACTGAACAGCTTGGCATGGGTCTGCTGCTGTGCCAGTTGCATCTGTTGCTGCTTCTGCGCGATGGAGCCCTCCAGTCGCGGGCGAACGCCCTGCAACTGCATGAACTCGTCCCGAAGTTGTTGAGCCAGTTCCGGGTTCTGCTGGCTGACTTGTGGCAGCGCCTGTGCGATCTGCTGCATGCGGGTGTCAATCGCACGCATCTGGAATCGCTCGTTTTCGAGCTGTTCCGCCACCTGTCGCTCGCGGGTGAAGCTCTCGCGCTCGGACTCGAACGCACGCCGTTCTTCGGCGTGGCTCATCGTCTTGCGCGTGTAGTCCTGCTGCATCAGCCTCTCGGCCTTGATGCGCTCCAGGGCTTCCTTCCTTCCGCGAAGTTTGACGCCCTCCAGTTCCTCTTCGATCTCGTCAAGCTCGGGTGACTGCTCAAGCTCTTGGCCTTGCAGTTCCTCGCCAGACTCGTTCTGCGGGGTGACTTGGGTGCCAGTGGCCGTATCCTGGCCGGTGGGTGCAGATTCCGTCGCCGGATTGTCTGCGGTCATTTCGAGCATGTAGCTCTCTCCTTGCGGTCGCTTCTCAGCGATGCGCTGCCCCGATCAGTGCGCGCGTGCGCTACCGGGCCGGGGGCTGTTCGGCCTGGGTTCAGTGAAGATTCTTTACAGCCTCAAGAACGGGCGACATGCCAGCCGCACGCCGGCCGTACTTGGCGAGCGCATCCGCCATGCTCAAGGCTCGGCCGACTTCCTCGAAGTCCACGCGGAAGAATCGAACGTCGTCACCATCGCGGGACTTGAGCGTTTCTCCGGTCGGCGTGTAGATCGGGCGCAGTACGCGGTACATCAGTCGTCCTCAGAAGTGGGAACCCCGCCGTTGGGCGGGGTGTCGTCTCGTTCTTCGCCGGGCATCTCCGGGCCTTCCGATTCCTCGGGTTCCTCTGGCTCCTCGGGCTGCGGCACCATGACAATCGTCTCGGTGGTCTGCGTATGCGTCGGTGGAGCCACTGCCAGCGCCTGCGCCACGGTCTGCGCGACCAGCGCCTGAATCTGATCGGGCGTGATCGTCGCGCCCAAGACCTTGAGCCGTTCCGTCTCGGCTTCGTATGCCTTGATTTCAGCCTCGCGCTGTTGGATCTGGAGTTCCGCGACCTTCACCGGGTCAGGAGCGGCGGCCACCTGAGGCGCCTCGGGCTTGAGAACCTGCATGCGCTTCGTCTCGGCATCGGCCGCCTTGATGTCCAGCTCCTTGTCTTTCAGCGCGAACTCAGCTTGTCGGTCGGCCATCTGCTTCTGCAGCTCGGCGATCTGACCCTGCAGCACAGAAACCGCCTGCTTAGCCTGCGCGTCCTGCTGCTGGAGCATCTGCTGCAGCTGCGCCACCATCGGATCAACCTGCGACCTCGCCTGAGGCGGCAGCATCGCCTTGAGGCGTTCAGCGACTTGCTCCGAGCCCGGCCAGTCCAGATTCTTCGCCAGCAGGTCGCCGATCAGTCCCGCCGACTGCGGGAAGACGCGGATGAACTCCATCATCTGCGTAGCGGCTTCTTCGCGGCGGCTGGTGAAGCTCGGACCAGCGGTCACGGTCACATCGTACTTGCCGGCCGACAGGTCGAACACCCGAACCAGCGCCTGCAACTGAGGCGACGGCGGCACGTTCGGCGGCAGCGGCACGAACTGCGGCGGGCCAGATTGGTCCTGCTGTTGCGGGATCTGCTGACCCGCCATGACCGCCTGCAGGATCTGCGGGTTGACCGCCGGCTGATTCACCGGGATCTGATAGCTGGTGCCGTCTTCTTGCACGGCGCGCAGGATGCGCTCTTTGCTGTAGACCTTCGGCAGCAGGTCGAGGATGATGCGCCCGCCGTGCTCCACGGCACGGTTTCTGTTGTCGCGGAAATCGTAGGTGGAGACATCCCCCTCGCGCTGGCGGGCCATGATCGCGCGTCCGCTCGTCTCGTTGCTCCGCGCCCCGAGCGAGGCGTCATAGATGCCCATGATCGCCTTCATGTCGTCGGCGGCCATCAGTGCTTCCTGCATCACGCCTGCGGGCGGCCCTTGGAACACCTGGCGCTGCGGCATCGCCCCGGGCGCTTCTGGCACCGGGTCATACTCAAGATAGGCGTGGGGCTCGACGTTCGCGGTAGACCAGCGGTCCGCGTCACTGTTGAACATGCCCTTCGGGCCGATGTACGGCGCCTTCGGCTGCAAGGCCCCCAGCTCCGCAGCCAGCGACCGCTGATAGTTGTAGAGACGCTGCGAGTCCTTCGCGCGATGGATCAACGAGAAGAACAGCCGCTTGCCGTTGACGTTCGTCTCTTCCCCGTACATCGGGACGATGGGGATGTACTTCCCGGCCCAATCGTTCTCTTCCAAAACGTCAGTGCCGGTGATGATCCGTTGACGGACCTTCCATGTCCACGCATCGCGGTCGCCAACCACCGTCACACCCTGCGCGGTGAGCATGTCGGCGATCTTCATCAACTGCTCTTCGTAGAGCACCATGCCATTCGACAGCTTGATGAGTCGCGTGGGCTTCTTCTCTCGGATCCACCGCTCGGCTACGCGGATCTTCTCGCCCTTGTCCTCAAACCACTGATCGGTGTAGTCCTTGGAATCAGCTTGGAAGCTGGTCGACTTGGCATCGGTGCCCCAGCGGTCCTCAAACTCGCTCTTTGAGTACCAATCCGTTACGAATGCGCGCTTCCAGTCAATCGACGTTCCCGCCGTGCTGTCATAGTCGCCGTACACGCTGAACGGGTTGGAGACGCGAACGATGCTGATTTCCTGCTCGAAAGCATCGTCGTCCGGGTAGTCCACGGCGATGCGGAAGTACCCGAAGCCGCACGTCACCGCGAAGTCATAGGCGCAGTCGTATGCCTGGTCCGCCTGGCTCGCCGTTTCGATGTTGCGGATCAAGTCTGACTGAATGTCGGCGGTGAGCTTGTCCGCGCCGTTGCCGACAGGTTGAACCTTGATCTGCGCGCGGTTGATCCGGGCGTCGTTCGTCACCTGCTTGGTGAACGCCGGCAGGCGGTTGATGGTCAGGCACGGGCGGCCGGAACTCTCGCGTCGAGTGCGGTCCTTCTCGTCCCACTGCTGGGAGAGCTTGGCGAACTCAAGGTCGGCGAGAGACTGCTTTCGCTGGTCGCACTCGTGTTCCTCGCACGCCGAGAACTCGTCGCGGTCGTCTGCGAGGGTGTCTTTTTCCATGTTCTGTTTCCGGCGTCGTCTCGACGTTGGGATGTGGCGGCTAGATGCGCAGGGGATCTAGCTTTCGGAGGTCGTGCAGCCTGATGCCATCGCGCTTGGCCTGTTGGATCAACATGGCCCGCAGATGGTCGCGCTGGGGGCCGGTCATGCCGTCAATCGTCAAGAACGTCTCGCAAGAAAGCTGCCGGCATTCCGTCGCAATGTCGAGCCGCGTCAAAAATGCGTCTCTCCGCAAGTCGTAGGCGCTCGTCTCGCGGATGAAGTCATCCCAAGTCAGGATGTTCTTCACCGGCATGATGGCGCAAGACGGCAGGACAGCGGCGGCCGCCCCGGCGGCGAACATACCCATGAGGCCGCGTCTCGTGATGTTCATGACTTACCTTTGTCCGATGTACCGCGTCGGCCCACCCGAGCGCATGTAGGCCGCCAGCGTGGCGCGCGAGACGAGCCACATCGGGCGCGGCGGGTTGGCAAGACCGTAGGCACTCAGCACGGCTAGCGCGATTGGGTTCAGTTTCATCTCATCCCATCCATGATTGCGCGATGCGAACCGGCTTCTTCGCCGCTTCCTTCGCTTTCGGTTCTTCGTAGGCCACGCAGCACAGCCCGAACGCATCCGCCGCATGGCTTGACCAGTCGTGTTCAGGCCCAAGCCCGATCTGGCGGTTGTCGTCTCGCTTCTCGTGATACCAACCAAGTGCGTCAAGACCGGGCTGCGTCGTCTGTTCGTTGAACCACATGGAACCGAACAGCCGGCGACCGGCTTCAATGCGAGCCTTCGCAGCTCCGCGCCCCTGATTCGGGACCACCGTGACCTTGTAGCCAGCCTTCCTCAAGGCCGACTCATACGACACGTCAAACACCGCGTCATGCCGCTCGCCGTCGTGCGGAAGCCAGAACTGGCAGCGGTCCGGGGTGTAGCCCTTGCCGCGCATCCAGTTCAGATGCGTCTCCAGCGGCTGGCCTACCGCTTCGTAGTAGTCCAGCACGCGGATTTCCTTGCCGATGAACTGCGCGATCCACAGGGCGAAGGCATCAGCCCGCGCTCCAGTCCCGCCGATGTCCACAAAGGCCCGCAGCGTCATCAGCGGGTCAACAGGTACCCGCCCGATCCGTCCGTCCGCCTTCGCCTGGGCGATGTTCTTGGCGTAGTAGGCGCCTTCCAAGACCGTGGCGTATCCGCCTTCCCATATGTGCTCGTATTGCTCCGGCTGCATCCGCTGGCAGTCCAGCCGCTCCTGTTCCAGCACATCCGGGAACCACGGGTTGTCCCGCCAATTCGCCTTGACCACGATGGCGTCGGTCGGAAGTGACTCGCCCCTCAACAGAGCATCAACGGCATCGCTCTTGCGCCTCGGGTTCCACGAGAACCACAGCTCCGACCCAGCCGCGCGCAACGTCGGGCGCAGCATGTTCAGCGACACCGCCGATGCCGTCTGCGCTTCCTCCCACCATGCACGCTTGAACCCCTCCAGCGACTTGATGCTGTCCGCCGTGTAGTCCTGCATGCCTTTGAAGATCATCAGGCCATCGCCCGGCGTCTCAATCTCGGTCTTGAACACCCGGAAGCCGTCCGACTCACCAAGGCCGAGCGATTGCAGTTTCGCCTCAATAAGCGCCTTGGACGACTGCGCCAGGTCTTTCTGCACCTCGCGGATGCACACTGACCGCAGGCCCTCGCCGCCGCTCTCTCCGGGCTCGGCCAAGCTGTCTTCAATGAGCATTTCGGCGAAGCAGTGGCTCTTGCCGCTACCGCGCCCACCCCAGGCCCCCTTGTACCGGCTGCGCTTCAACAGCGGGGTGAAGACTCGGGGTGTCTTGATCTCGAGCGTCTTCACGCCTTCGGGTCTACGATGGTCCGCTCAATGCGGGCGAACTTAACGGGACCGCCGCCTTCGCCGGTCAGTTCAACGGCCTTCATCTCGCGCCACTTTTCAGGGCAGCGGTTCTTCAGCCAAAAGATCATGGCCGTCGGGTCAGGCGGGTAGTGCTTCCTGATCGCCGTCTGGACAAGCTCGCCGCCGACGACTCGGATATCAACCTCGTCGTGTTCGTAGCCGACAGCGCGCCGGTAGAGGCTTTGCGCGACCTTCTCGTCAGCCTCTTTCTTTGGCAGCTTTAGGGCGTCCGAAAATTTCTGGTGCTGCACTTTCCACAGCGCGACGGTTGAAACCGCGACCCCGAAGAAGTCAGCCAGTTGAGCGTCAGTCGCCCCCAGCTTGCACAGCTTCGCGGCTTGCTCGGCGTACTCAGGCTTATAGAGACTGGGGCGGCCTCTGCCTCGTTTGTCTTGCGCGGCGTCTTTGGCTGATGCTGTCTTCTTGGTGGTTGCCATGATTGAAGCTCCGTCCTTTCGGGTGGTTGGCTTCCGGCCTTGTCTGTTACAAGTTTTGGTATCAGCCCGGTGTTTTTGGACACTTCCGCGCCGATTCCGTTACACATTAAGAAGCATTGGCTACTTCTTTCGTGCTTCCCGGTCGGTGAATGCCGCCATCGGGCCGACTTGGGAGGGGAGTCGGGCTGGTTACGGGGGTTGGTCTGCCCCCGCTGGAGGCGCCGTTCGCTGTCGCGCCTGCTTACCCGTCGGACGCGCGGCGGGGAAAGTGCGGCTCGTTACGAGCCACCGGGCAGGCTCCGGCCTTGCAGGGGAAGGGGTCGGCCCGCGCTTCGCCAGAAGCCCCCGGGTTAGTGGGTACGGGCCGTTATGGGGGCTGGGGGCGCGATCCGGCTTGCTGATGGCCTGGGTTGATGGATCGGCCCCCGAACGGGGTTGCGCAGGGCGGACTTGAACCGCCGACCTCGTGCGTATGAAGCACCTGCTCTGACCGACTGAGCTACTGCGCTGTGAAGGGTTGCCGGCTGGTGTTCGCCCACCAAAACCCGTGGTTTTGATGCACCAGCCGGCGGAAACGAGAAAGCCCGCACGGTGGCGGGCTTGTTGGTTTGCTCTGCTGGCCGGGCGCTACTCCGGCGATGTGTTTCGACTTCACCCGGGAGAATCCGGTAGAGCGGTCTGCGGCCACCTTCCTGCCTTACGCCCCGGACGAATCTTTATCGGCCTCCGGGGAGCCTAGCGTTTCTTCGACTTTCAACGCCGCAGCAGAGCAAAAGAGTGAGGGCGGCTCCATTAGTGCTGGAGGGCCGCTCTCTGGCACCCCAGAGATGGGCTTCTTAGGGCGTGACCCCTTATCCGCCTCCACTCTTTTGCGCTGACACCTATCCCCTCATGGTCGGGGCGATCTTGTTATGGCCGGCTCTCCCGGCCTCTATTACGCTTGCCTTCCATTGTCAACCGCCGTTTAGCGACTGTCAAGGGTCACAAATCCATCTTCGGCGCGAGCGCCGCCTTCGGCGCGAGCGCCGCCATCGCCGCAGGCCCAGCCGTCGCTAGCTCCCGCTTCATGATCGCCACCAGCCAGCTAGCCAGCTCACGGTGACGCTCGATTACCTGCGCCTCCAGCGGCATCCGGCCGAATCCGCGGCAGGCCGGGCAGTCCTCCACCCCAAGCGTCACAGTCCCCGGAATCTTGAGCTTGCCATGCCCGCCGCATGGCCTGCACGCTCCATGCCGATACCACGCGAGGCACGCGCGGGCCAGGTCTGCCGCTTCCACCGGGCTGCACTTGACGCGCAGATGCCGAGCATGGCGCCATGCATCGTCGGCCAGGTGATCCACGATTAGCGCCTGGGCGCGGTTGTCGCCGGCCAGTAGGCGGGACAGCGCCACAGCCAGCGGCGCGCGCTTGGCGGCCAGTCCGTAGGCGCCGAGTACGTCCGTGTCGCTCATCGTTGTTTTCGGGTCCACGGTGAGCGTGCGGCTGTTGATGGCGCTGGCGTAGCGGTCGGTGATTTTCATTCGTCTCCCTTCATCGGCACGCCATGCGGCCACCCAAACAGGCCCACGATTGCGGCCCGCGTCTGCCGTCCCCACTGCGGTTCAATCTCTCGGCGCCGCTCTTTCGTAAACAGCGCGCCTTGGTCGAATCGGCTGTGACAACCACGGACCCCAGGCCGGTCGGAGCACAGAGGGAAACAGTCGCGGTCGTCTGTCTTTGCGCCCATGCCCTTACCCGTATTCGGGTGCGCCGCCTGGCTGTAACCGACCACGCAGCAATGGATACAGGGCAGCTTGGCGACTAGACGGCGGTATGCCTCGCTCTCCACCGTCTCAGTCTTTGGCGCTGGCCCTGTCGTCGTCCCGCCCATGACAGCCGCGCGCCTTGGCATGCATGTCAGCGCCTGGGCGGCGTTGCGCGCGGCGCGCTCGGCGATGCGCTGCTCGCGGGCGGGTTGGGCGGGGCGGGTCCAGGTCATGCTCTCTGCGCCTGCATCTGCTCTTTCCAGTCCTCGCAGGCTTCGCGGACGGTGTAGCCGTGGCCGATGGTTGCGTAAGGGTCGGGCAAGAACCTGTAGGAACACCCTCCCGGCGCATATGGGCGCATAAGTCGGTGACACTCCCGCACCGTCCAGATGCCGCGTACCTTTCGGATGTGGGGTTTCATGCTTCCTCCATGACTTCGCCCGTTTCGGCGTCGATGCGCTCGCGCTTACGGCGCGTCGTGCTGCGTGGGATGTCCTCGGCCAGCGATGCGGGGCACCACTGGACGCCCTGCTCTGTCCCCCATGCCATGATGTAGTCGCTCAGGTCTACGCACTCTGCGCGGCTCAACTTGCTCGTGCGCCGGTAAAGCACCTCGAAGCCGTGTCCATCCAAGGCCGGGACCATCCGCGCCGGCTCGTTGTGCACTCGGCACCATGCGGCCACGAGCATTCGCTTCCAGTCCTCGTCATCCATCGGCACGCCGCGCCACTCGTGGAAGTGCTTCGCCACGTCTCTGATACGCGAATGCAGCAGCCGGTTCTGCGCGTCGGATCGGGTCGCAAGGCGAACGACGAGCACTAGCCAATGCCCGGCGGCCAGCATGGTGCGAATCCACGACCAAACCTGCGGCAACTGCTCGCGCGCCATCGTCGCGTTTCGCAGGTCCAACTCTATGCGTTGGTCAGTCATCATCACCCCTCATCACTTCTTCAATCCGCTTGAGTTTCATCTGCGCATCCACCAGCTCATAGAGCGTTTCCCGGTATGCCGTGTTCAGCCTGTCGCTGATTTCCTTCTCTGCGGCTAGCAGGGCCTCTAGCTTGGCGATGCGGCGCAGGAGTACGGCGGGCTGGCGGGCGCGGTCAGTCATGCGTGGTTGCGCACTGCGCGAGACAGGAGCCACGCCCACAATGTTCCGCCTGCGACTTTGGACGCAAACTGAAGCGCAACGATGGCTGGCATCAGGGCGCCAAATGCGAGCGTAGGAAACAGGACAGAATCGACCAGCGCACCGGCCACGTTGCTGCTCGCACTGCGCTGGAACCAAGTCCCAGGCATGCTCACGAACACAAGCCAGTCGGCCACCGCTGCTACCGCGAAACTGACGGCCGATGCTATGGCGATGTGCTGTGCCGCTGGATTGAGCGCGTAAGTGAGCGCACCTGTGGCGGCAATCAGTGCGCCCATCTGCCACGACTTCAGCCGCACATGCAACCAGTCGCGCAGCGCGAGGTCAAGCCCGATCAGAAAGAAGGCATTGATGGGACTGACCCATGGGCCAAGAGCGGCAACGATCAGGTTGGCCGCGATCATGGCGACGGCATAGAGGGCGATGGCAACGTAAATCACAGTAGGCTTCCTTGTTCGGCTTGGTTGACTTCGGGGACGATGAACCCCCATCGTGCGGGTGCGTTTTGAGACTCAATGCGCTGGCGCATCAGCAGCGCACGCGCTTCTTTGGTGGGCGGCGTGTAGGTTCCGCGCCATGCTTGGTCAATGCCGACGTTGCGGCCGATGTTCGTGCTGTCGGCGCTGGCGAACGGAAGGCGCGTGAAGATTTCCGGGTTGAGCATCCGCAGTCCGTGCAACTTGCACATCGGGCGCCCGTCGTCGTCGCACACCACGCGCATTGCGCGGGCGATTTGCCCCCACCACGCAGCGGTGCCGATGCTGGCGAACTCGCCCGAGCTGCCGATACAGACGCGCGGCCACGCAGACGCCAGCCGCTCCAGTCGGTCAAGGCTCTCGTGCATGTGCCACACAGGTGCGCCGAACCACCGAGGAAGCGGCCAATCGGACAGAAGCGCGTCGTTGTCTGCCTCGCTTCCATCGATCACATCTGGAACCACGGCAAAGTCGCACGACGGGATCAACTTGCACTGAGCGGCCCACTCGTAGAACGGCGCCCAATTCGTGATGGGGGCACCAGCCCGCCACGCAGAGAACGCGCCGTTGTCAATGGCGAACGACTGGCACGCCTCGGCAACTATCGCCAGTTGGTGCGGCGTCTTGAAGCTGACAAAGGCATGTCCGCCACCTATGGCCGATAGCGCGGCCGTTTCCGGCGTGATGGGAAGCCCGTGATAGTGAATCACGCCACCCCCTCGAACAGATCCGGCGTCCGCTCGTCCCTCGCCGAAGTCCCGACGACACGGCGAGGCTTCGGCTTGCGGCCCAGCACGGCCTGCGCGCACTTCGGGCCGAGCCCCGTTTCAGATGGCGCGCGCATCGGGCGATGGCAGCGGGTGCAGCGAATCACGCCCGCCTCCGCGCATCGTTGGCCGCCAAGCCGAGCCCATAGAACGGCGTGCCAGAAAGCTGCCGCGCGGCGTTGCGTGCTCTCTGCGCCTGCATCGCCAGCCACGTATGCACCGGCCAGTTCGGCATGCTCAAGCGCGTGGCGATGTCAATCTCCAGCGTCGCCCCGCGCGAATTGCTCCAGCCCGTCAGCGTGGCGATACCGTCGCACTGCATCAACGCCACGATGTCCCGGAGCATGTACTGCTCCCAAGTCAGCACCTTCCCGGCGTCTTGTGCGTCAAGCTCGGCGGGGTTGGTCACGGTGTAGCCCGCGGCACGCAGGGCCTTTGCCGCCTCGTTGAAGGCGGGAAAGTTCAGGTCAGGCATGCCCGACATGGGACCGCTGATGTAGATGTGGGGCTTCATGTGCTCTCCTCTGGATCGGCCAGCACCGTGTCCACCTCAGATAAGGTGCAGGCGTTTGGCATGTTTCTTGTGGTTGTCCAGCGCCCACAGGGGGCGCAGGTTGGTGAAGTGGCAGCGGGCCAGGAGTTCTTCCCGGTCTTTGGACTCAGCCATCGGCAAGATGTGATCGACGTGCCACATGCTTCCGCGGTTGGCCCAAGTCATCCCGGGAAGAAACTGGCGCTCAATGTGCGAGCGCAGTTCATCCCACGTGCAACCGATGACTCGCTCGGTGGTTGTTCCTTTGCGGTAGCCGAACCGACGAAACGCCGCGCTCGTCGTCGCGCGCAAGGTCTCGGACAGCGCATAGGTCGGATCGGTCGCCTTGCGCTCTGCCCGACGGCGACGATTGGACTGGTTCCGACTCTCGGCGCGATCTCGCTGGTATTGGGCAACCTTCTCCGCGTTCTTTTCGCGCCACTTGCTGTGGGAGGCACGCACCTTGTCGTTGTTTTTCTTTCTCCATGCGTAGGCCTGAAGGTTCTGCTTCTCCCGATTGGCGGCCCTGTAGGCCTGCGCGTTCTCGCGCACAGCCGCCGCGTTTTTCGATCTGTACGACTTGGTGCGAGCGGTCTCGCATTCCACGCACCTGTTGCAGCCCGTGAATCGCTGGCAGCGGTGGCCCTGTTGGCATGGCACACCAGGGTCGTAGCGGCTCAGTCCTGCGGCGATGGCAGCGTCGCGCGCGGCGGTCACGTTGGGTGGAAGACGGCTCATTGCTGGTCCCTCTTGTCCTTCTGGTTGGCCAGCACCAGCTCGACCATCTCGGCGCGCTGCGTTGGCTTGATGTGCGGCCAGAAATGCCGTTGCACCCACGGCTGTTGCAGCAGGTCCACCAGGCGTCGGTTGAACTTGCGCATGCGCGCTTCGCTGCAGCCGTCGAAACTGGTCGTGGCGGGAACAGGCTTGCCATTCACCCAGTCCACGTGCCAGCACTTCAGTTTCAGCCAGTCGTGCAGCGCGTCTTCGTTGGTAAAGCCCTCGACGTTGGCCAGCAAGTTGGCCAGGATCGCGCGGTGACGGCGGTGGAAGGCACTGTCCCGGGCTTCGGCTCGGTACAGCTGCGTGCACTCGCCGGGGTTGGCTCCGAACAAGTCGCGCCACAAGCGGCGCCATTCCTTGTCGTGGTCCGCGTCGGCACCCACCAAGTACTGCGTGACCAGCCGGCGCAGGACATCACGCTCGGCGTCTGGTAGCGCACCCAGGGGAACCGTGGGGCAGATCATGATGGGGCTGGTGGTGGTCAAGGCAACTTCTCCAGGATCAGCAACCGGCGCGTCTTCGTCATGCCGCACACTCGCCAGCCGGCCCGCTTGAAGCAGTAGCCCGGATTGGTGCTTTGCACGCGGCGCGGGTTGACGTAGGTGTAGAGGCGCTGCTCGCCCCACCTGGCGCGCGCGAACGGTTCGGCGGCCAGGATCAGGTCGCTGGCCAGCCCGGCGCCTTCGTTGCGGAAGATGGCGCAGTTCACGTCGAGCGGCCCGGCGCTGGGATCTTTGCTGATGAACCGGCGCCACACGAACAGGGCGCGCGCGCACGGCGTCAATAGAACCACCTTCTCGCCTGGGCCTGCCACGCGGGCATCGCCTCGGGCGGCCGGGCTGCGCGAGTAGTGGCGGTCATAGAGCGCGGCGGCCGTGGGGTTGCCGTCCCTCACTTGCACCCATGGGCCGCTGGCCAACAAGAAGGGCTGCTCTCGGATCACTGCTCTGCCCTCACCCGCTTGAATGCCGCGCGCACGGCGGCGTGCGCCAGCGTGGCGCGCTCCTGCACGTACAGCGCCACTCGTTCCTGCGCCGCAGATGCAGCGGCGGCCACGTCGTAGCCGAATAGGTCACGCTCGACGGCTGCCGGCGGCAGGGGCGCCTTCTTCTCGCAGACCCGGCCCATTCCGCTCGGGCGTGGGTTCTTCAGCTTGCGATGGCAGTGGGTGCAGCGGATCACGCGGCCTCCCGCCGTTCGGCCTTGATCGCGTCCACCATGGCAATCCGGCGACCGATCCACCGGGCGCAGTTGACGGCCCAGGAGTTGCCCAGGGCCTTGTAGCGCGGGCCATCGGCGGCGGGCTTTCCGCGGTAGGTGATGGCGGTGTAGCCCCGAGGAAATCCCTGTAGGGCCTCACATTCGGACGGCATCAGGCGGCGCACTGCGGACCGATGCGCAAGTGCGTGGACATCGGTCTTCGTCAGCGTGAACATTTCGCCGCCGACGCCGACGCCGACGCCGACAGGTCCGCCCTTGTCGCGCCCGATCAAGTTCCCTTGGATGCTGACTGGCATGAGGTTTCTCGTTGCTCGCGCCTCGTCGGGCGATCCTGCGCGACACTTTGTAAGGCAGTCAGCAACTGCGGAGGCAGCGTCTTTCCCCGCTTCTCGGCGCGGCGCAGAATCCCCGCGCAGGCTTTCGCGCTCAAGAAGTACCGCGGCGGCACTTCGCCAGTCTCCAAGACATCCAACAACGAACACACGCTGCCGTCGCTGGGGGACGGCACGCCCGTAGCCGTCCACTCGCACATACTGAGCGTCAAGAACCCGGTAGGCGAACCCATACCCGATGAGGCCCAGGAGCCCGAGGAAGGAACCAAAGTCCCGTCCTCCGTTTGATGACAGAACGCCGGGGACGTTCTCCCATACCAGCCAGCGGGGCCGATACCTTGCAGCAATGGCACCAAAGGTAAGCATGAGTTCACCACGCGGATCATCCAATCCAGCTCGCAGTCCTGCGGCGCTGAAGGACTGGCAGGGTGTTCCTCCGCAAAGAAGGTCAATTGAGACATCGGGCCAATCCTTGTATTTCGTCATGTCGCCGAGGTTCGGCGTATCGGGGTAGTGGTGAGCCAGGACAGCGCACGGGAAGGGCTCAATCTCGCTGAACGCAGTCGCCTTCCATCCCAGCGGGTTCCATGCCACTGATGCGGCTTCGATCCCCGAACAAACGGACAAGAATTTCACACCGTTTCCCCTGCCTTGCGCGCCTCACGCTCCCAGCGGTCGAAAGCCAAGACTGCGGATAGAGTGCTGCGCGTTCCCATCCTGCGACGTGTGCGGGCCATCTGTTCGTCAATGGTCTTGGTGCTCAGGCCAAGCTCACGCGCCGCCCCCTTGACGGTCCCTGTCGTCCGTATGGCGCAGATCGCGCGCACTTCCGAAGGGGGCAGGCCCCATGGGTTGGTCATCGTGCCCCCAATCCCGCAAACGGATTGCCCGCCGTGCTCCACTTGCCGCGGCGGATGTCTCCGATCACGTCTTCCCCGAGCCCGAGCTCGCGGGCAATGGTCTTGGCTGGGCGCGTGTCGGCCAGCACCATCGGCACGATGATTTCTGGCTGCCGAACCTTGGACCGGCTCGCACGGGCCGCGCGCTGCATGTTGAGCCGGCCTGCCAGAGACTTCGGGACGCTGCGATAGACCGAGGGGCTGACGCGCAGCAGGTGCGTCGGCTCGATGCACAGCGGGCACTCGCAGCGCGGCTTGGGCGTGTCGTGGCCCAGCGCGGGCGCGCCGGGGTACATGATCCGCCATACCTCACGGCGCACGATGACGGGCGGTTGTCCTCGGTGCATCACGGCGCGCGGCTGCGTCCCGTTGTTGATGGTCGCGCCCTGCCAGATCAGGCATGGCAGTTCCTCGGGAAGGTAGGGAACTTCCTTGCAACGTGGCGCGGCCCAAGCGCGGAATTCGTCCAGGTTCATATCCCTTCCACCTCCACCAGCACGCCCCACGCCTCGCGCCGCTGGTCGTACTTCCACACCACCCGCGCATCGCGGTCATCCACGCCGAGCCATTCGGCGATTTGGTCGCGCACCGCCTTGAGAGAGCCCTCCAGGTTGTCGCCTACGTCCAGGCCCGAGCTCGGCGCAAGGCGGGTCAACGTGACCACTACCGGCAGCGCCGGCCGGGGGATCGGGTTCAGGTGCCACTGGACCGCCTGGCGCTCTGCCTTCACCCGCCGGTGCCGGGCCATGTGGTGCTCGCGGTTGTTCAGGCCGCGGGCTGTGCGCAAGGGGATGCGCAGGCTGATGGTCGGCGCGCGATCTCCTGCCGTACCTTGGCCTCCAGGTTCTTCAGCAGCACCGGCTCGTTCGCCTCGTACCATCCGGCCGCCCACGTCGCGTAGTCCGGGTCCAGTTCCGCCATCCACAGGCAGTGCGCGAGGATCGCGGCTTTGTGCTCGGGGGTCATTCATCGGTGCTCATGCCTCTGTGCGTCCGCTGCGCCGTCTGGCGAGTCGGAACGTGGTCAAGCCAATCGGCCATCTGTTGGTACTGCCCTTGAAATTGCAGCGGGACGGCGCCCGTCGGGCCGTTGCGATGGGCCACGAGATCCAACGATGAGAACCCGTGGAACGCTGGAGATTTCGGGCTCAGCGGGTGCGCGTGGTCAGTGAACAGCAGCGCGATTTGATCGGCCGCCGCTTCAATGGCGCCCGAGTCGCGCAGGTAAGTCATCGTCGGGGGCGAGTAATGCTCGTCGGCCTTGCGGCTCATTTGGGAGAGGACCACGACCGCGCAATCCAGATCCATCGCCAGTCCCTTGATGCCGTTGACGATCACGTCAAGCTCGCGGTTCCGGTTCTCTTCTCCGGCCCCCTGCATCAATTGCAAGAAGTCGATGAACAGCGCGTCCAGGCCAGTCACGCGGCGCACCTGCAGGGCCTTGCGACGAATGTCCATGAGGGACAAACCGCACTGGTCATCGTGGTGCAACCGTAGTTCCCCGAGTCGGCGCGCAACGTCCGAGACTCGCTCCCACAGCTCAACGTCTTTCGGGTCAGCCTTGAGGATGCGGCCCAAGTCAAGCGTGCCGGTGGCTGCGGTGTGGCGGTGCATCAGCTGCGACACGGGCATTTCCTGGCTCAGGAACAGCACGCTGAAGCGCCGTGCCAGGTTGCGGGCCAGCGCCAGAGCAAGGGCGGTTTTCCCGTGCTTCGGGCGGGCTCCGATCACCATGACCTCGCCTCGGCGCAATCCGCCATTGAGCAGCCTGTCCAGGCCCGCTATGCCCGTGGGCAATGCGGGGTTCTTTCCCTCGCTCAGGTCTTGCAGCAGGCCGAGATAGTTGGCCAGCGACTGGTCCATGCTTTGCGGATCACGCCTGCGCTTCACGTTGGCCATCTTGGCCAGCCGCATCTGCGCGTCGTCCAGCACTTCGGCCGGCGTCTTGCCTTGGGGGTTGTAGGCCAGAGTGGCGATCTCGTCGGCCACGCTCACCAGCTTGCGCAGGACGGCACGCTCTCGCACGATCTCGGCATAGCGGCGGATGTTGGCTGCGCTCGGCACGTACTGCGAGAGAGCGTTGAGGTACACCAGCCCGCCCGCCTCTTCCGCCTTGCCCTGATCCTCCAGCAGCGCGTGCACCGTGATCACGTCCGCCTCTTTGCCAGCGTTGGCAAGTTGGCAGATGGCCGCGAACACGAGCCGGTGCTCATGCCGGTGGAAATCTTCCGCGGTCAGCATGCCGCCAACGCGCTCCAAAGCGCTGGCGTTAAGCAGCAAGCCCCCCAGGACGCTCGATTCGGCCTCAAGACTGGCGGGCGGGGTGCGCAGGGAATCGGTCACGCTGCCGCCCTTTCCCGGTTCTCGTAGTTGCCCTGCACGACCTTGGCGAAGTTCTCCTCGTTGACCAACCACCCAAGGTCGCAGCCCGTGAATTTGCCGCTCTTGCCGGTGAGAAAGTCTGACCCGGCGACGTAGGCGAACATCCGCCCGAGGAAGTCCAAGGCTTCGGCCGCATCCTTGGCGTAGAGCACCCCCGGCTTGCGCTCCGTCGTCAGCAGCCATCGCCAGCGGGCCGCCAAGTGCTTCGCCCTCTGACCCGTCCATAGCCCCGGCTTTGGCTGAGGAAGCATCGGCAGATGCTGGCCGTACAGGGCGATGATTTCCTGATGCGGACATGGCGGCAGCTTGTCTGCCGACGAACCCGAAGGGTTATCCTGCTTCTGTTCCTGCTTCTGTTTCTGTTTCTGGTTAAGCAACGGTTCCACAACCGTTAGCGAAGGGTTCTCAATCCCGAGGGACTGGCCGCATGTCGCCATGAAGCTGGAACGCCAGGAACAGTTCTCGGGAACGCCCAGCGCCTGCTTTACGGCGGCCTTGCGCTGGTTCGGGTTCTCGGGCGGATTCCACTGCAGAAACTTCACGATCCAAACCCACTTTGTGGTTTCGCAACGGTTAGCGAAACCCTTCTCTGATAGGTTTGCAAACCCTTTTGAAACCCTTTCGGCGTCCCACCCCATGTCTTCGCAAACGTAGCCATCAGGCAGTCGAAAGGCGCCGGAAATGGTCCCGTGCTGGCAGGTCAGCAGGTACATCACCAACATCCGGCCATCGTCGGAGAGCGCGCGAAAATCTGCGCTTTCCCAGATCCGACCGTAGACCTTGCCGTAGTCGCGCATCAGACCGCCCTCCCCTGCCCCAGCGCCTGGGCGTGCTCGCTCAGGAAGTAGGCGTCGCGCTCCAGCATTTCGCGCTCGAACTGGGCGTGCCGGGCGGCCTGGACGGCCGGTGAGCGCGCGAGGATGGCCTGGTTCATGCGGTGCAGGTGCAGCAGCGCCTCGTCGCGGTCGTGCGGGTTGCCGTGCTCCTGGAACCGCTCGTAGGCCCACAGGTATTGCTGCTGGGCGTCCTCGATGTGGATTTCCAGCTCGACGTCTTCTGGCGTCATCCCGCATGGCAGCGCCTTCGAGCGCGCGGGCGCGATGCGGCGAAGGTGGGAGTGCTTCATGCCAGCTCCAGACCCGGTTGAGCGGAGCGCGCAGCCTGCATCGCGGCGCACTCCTGATTGACCTCGCAGGCCGCCCACTGGCGCCCGCATCGCGCCGCAGCCACGCCCGTGGAATTGCTGCCGGTGAACGGGTCGACCACGATGCCGCCCATGGGCACCGAGTAGCGAATCAGCGGCTCCAGCAGGTCGAGCGGCTTCTGCGTAGGGTGCACCGCGCGCCCGTGATCGTTGCGCACGTGGAGCACGCTGCGCTGCAGGCGCGGGCCGCCGTCGTGGCTGACGTAGTGCCCCTGCTCGATGTGTCCCGTGTGCGTCGGGCGCGTCTTCCGGCGCACCACCTTGGGCTTGGCGTCCAGGGTGTACTGCGGATCCTTGAACACGTCGGCCCAGGCCCCGCGATAGAACTGGATGGCGTGCTCGTGCACCCGCTTGAACCTGTCGTTGTGGAACCCGGTGCCGTTCTGCTTCTCCCACACCACGTCCTGCGCGTAGCGGAAGCCGTGCGCCTCCATCTCGGCGAACACCGTGGCAAGGTAGCGCATGCTGCCGAACACCCACACGGACGCGGCAGGCTTCAGCACCCGCGCCACTTCGGCCATCCAGCCGTCGACGCGCCGGTCCCATTCCAGGCTGGTGTCTCCGTAGGGCGGGTCCGTGATGCAAGCATCCGCGGCCCCGGCCGGCCATGCTTGCATGACCTCGCGGCAGTCACCGAAGTGCACGCGGTTGAGCCACTGCTCCATCACCGCACCCCCCTCGCCTTGTTCGCCCATGCATCCGGGATCGGGGAAGAGCGGGAGTCCTTGCCTATGCCGGTCAAGGTGCCGGGGTTCTTCCCAGTGCTCGCCGTGATGCGGTCCACCGTCTGGCTCGCGCGGCGGCTGCGGGTGGCAGAGTCACCGTCCTTCAGGAAGATGCTCGGGCGCGGGTTCTGGTGCCAGAGGAAGGGGTTATGGAGGCTCATGCCACCTCCCTACCGCCGCGCTGGGAACCGCTTCCCGGCTTTTCCCCGCCCTGCCCTGAGATTCCCAGGCGGCCAAGACGCTGGGCCACTACATTGGCTTCATGCACTCGCCGCACCACCTCACGCTGCACGATCAACTCAACGAACTCGCCGATGTCTGCATCGGCCAGTTCTGCGAGCACGGTCAGCGCTTGGTGCATGTCGGGGGCGAGCTTGAAGCGCACGTCCTTGCGTTCGAGGGACATGGTTCGCTTTCAGGAAGAGAAGGCCCCGCCAGCCACACGGCCGGCGGGGGGAACGCGCTGCTGGTGGTCAGCGCGGGAGGGAATCGAAAGCCGGCATGCGGATGCCGGCCGGGCTGGTGCCGGCTGGGGTTGTGGTCGTGCTGCCCGGGTCGTCATGCGGCCTCGCTGGGGCTGGTCTGCTCACGCAACACGGACCACGCGACATCGGGCCGCAGTTCCTCGCAAGTGACGATCAGCGTGGGGTCGCCCTCTGCCGATGCCTTCTCGCGGGTCGCGCGCTCAATGGCGGGGCAGTGTTCGGCGGGGAATCGTCGGTCAGTGCCGAACCAGTGCCAGACCGCGCGCCGGTCGTCGTAGCCAAGCACCGCAGCCATGGCCGCCTGCCCGCCTAGCACTTCAGCCGCCCGGCGCAGCGCGGCCTTCTCGGGTGTGGTGTCTTCCATTCCGCGAGTCTACGTTTATGAGACTGCGCATGTCAACAGTTGCGAGACTGCCGTTTGTCGGACGGTCTACGGTGCGCGCATGGCGTCGACAGACGAAGACAAGCGCGCCCTGGGCGCCCGGCTGGCTGCCGCTCGCAAGTTGGCAGGGATGACCATGGAGCAGGCGGCGGCCAGGCTCACGGCCTTGGGCTACCCGATTTCAAAGCAGGGGGTCGGGCATTGGGAGACTGGTCGCAGCGTGCCGGATGCCTTCTGGCTGAGGCGGCTGGCGAAGCTCTACGGCACAACCCTAGACGCGCTGGTGTGGGATGACGCGATCAGCATGGAAGCAATGCAACTTGCCGCCCAATACGATGGGCTCAGCGATGCCAAGCAAAAGCAGCTCCGCGCGCTGTGGATGGCGTACATTGAGACTGCGGCTGACGACGCGACCGTTGAGGATCGGATGCCGGCCACCAGAAAGGTGACTTCTACATGAACGGCTGGTATGCGTGGCTGTCGCTCATCGTCGGCGTGGTGACGTGGCTGGGCACTTTCGCGGCGTCGTGGCTCATCATGTCGGCCAACTACGGCTTTTGGGCCGTGCTACTCGGGTGGATTCCTGCCTGCGTCATCGCTGGCCTTGCCGCAATCGTCATGGCGGCTGCGTGGCCGCTCGTGGCGCTGTGGGCGCTTTGGTACTGGCGCCTGCCACTCTTTGGGGCCTAAACCCCCAGGGATCACAGACAGGCTCCCCCTGCCCCACCAAGGGACGCGAGGGAGGATCACACCGCGCAAAGGCGGCCAGCATGTCAGCGTGAACTGACCCCCGGGCGTGCTGGTTCGGCGAGCCCCACGGATTCTTTCGGATCTGCCCCGGGCGGCCCAACTTCGGCCCCTTACCGTGTCGCGGTTTCCTGGGTGCGGCCCCACTTGCGGCCCATCATCTAACGCGCCCTGACGGCCACCGGAAACGAAAGAACCCTCAGGGCCTGTCGCTTCCGTGCTCGCACCACGCGCCCATTGAAGGGCTGAAACGACAGAGCCTGAGGGCTCTAGAAGTCTGCATTGTGCCTTAGGTGCGAGCTATGGCGGCCTGATTATGCGGCCAGTGCTGGCCGAATGTCCAGTGCCAAATACGGGTTTTCACCGACTACCGTTCGTCGGCCAATGTCTCACGTTTGTTGACCGGCAAGTCTCGCATGCGTAGACTCTCTCCACCGGCTCACGAAGGGCCGCAGGAGCAGACAGATGGCAAAGGCACTAGGCATCACAGACGAGCGCACAACCTGCGACTGCTGCGGCAAGTCCAACCTCAAGTGCACCGTTGCGATGGAGCTGGACTCTGGCGAGATCGTCTATTACGGGCGCGTCTGCGCTGGCCGCAACACCGGCAAGACCACCAAGCAGATCAACAGCGAAGTGCGCGCAGAGCAAGAGCGCAAGCAAGCCGCCGCCACTGCCGAATACCGCGCTACCGCCGAATACCGCGCCGAGCGCGCCCGCTTCGCCGAGCGTGACGAATACGCGCGTATCAACGGCGTCCGCATGGTCGGGCTCGTCGCAAGGGAGTTCGTGCGCGAAGCCTGCGATGCAGCAGAGGAAGTGCGCAAGCAGATCGCTGCGCGCTACGGCATCAGCGCCTATCAGATCCACGCCTGAACCCCAGCCTGCGCCCCTGCGAGCCAGGGGCGTGGAGTGGAGTTCTACACAGGAGCAGACATGAACACCCCGATCACGATCAAGGCCACGCGCGGCGTGTGGCTCCCACCGCATAACAACCTGTCCGACGTGGCGCACTACTTGGAGAAGGGCAACACTGACCTCGCTCTAAGCCTGCTGTCCATCGTCGGCCCAGCATCGTGGGAGACGTTCTCGGACTACATCCGCATCGGTGACGCCGAAGTCACGTTCACGCTGAGGCCGCGCGACGAACAGGCCGCGCTCGCGGTTATGCAACTGCGCGACAAGCTGGACAAGCTGCGCGAAGCCTACGCCGAAGCTCAACGAGAAATTCTCGCGCAGATCAGCAAGTACGAAGCTCTCACGAACGAGGTGGACGCGTGACCGACGACGACGAAATCTGCCCTGCCTGCAACGGCAGCGGCGAAGGCATGTACGACGGCACGCGCTGCCGGTCGTGCGGCGGATCTGGCACGGAGCGCACCGAACGCGACGAGCCGGATTGGGATGCGCTGCGCAAAGAGCGCGCAGAGCTGGCCCACCTGAACGGGGACGAGTGATGAAGCAAGTGCAGATCAAAAACCGCTGGAATGGTGAAGTCCTGTACACGGCGGACATTCCCGACGACACGCCAAGCGGCATGGAAATGCGCTTGTCGCTGGAGAAGGCGACAGAGGCGGGCGCCAACCTCGCGGGCGCCAACCTCGCGGACGCCGACCTCGCGCGCGCCAACCTCGCGGGCGCCAACCTCGCGGACGCCAACCTCGCGGGCGCCTACCTCGCGCGCGCCAACCTCGCGGACGCCTACCTCGCGGGCGCCTACCTCGCGGGCGCCTACCTCGCGGACGCCGACCTCGCGGGCGCCGACCTCGCGGACGCCTACCTCGCGGACGCCAACCTCGCGGGCGCCTACCTCGCGGACGCCAACCTCGCGGGCGCCAAGTGGCGCGATGGCGTAGTCATCAGCAAGACGCCCATTCAACTCTACGGCCTGCATTGGGTCGTCACCATCCTCGACGCTCACATGCAGATCGGCTGCGAGTTGCACTCGCTCGCTGAGTGGGCCGCTTTTGACGATACGCGGATTGTGGCGATGGATGGCCGCGACGCGCTGCGCTTCTGGCGCGATCACAAGGAGGCGCTGCTGTCGCTGGCGCGGTCGTGTAGTCGGTCGTTTGATCCGGTGGAGGCGAAGTAATGCGCCCCTCCCCCCTCATCTGGTGCGCGGTCTATGGCTGCGCTGTCGTGACGATTCTTGTGGAGGTGATGCGATGAGCGCGCATACGCCGGGACCGCTGCTGGTTAGCGAAAGCGGAGAGACGATTTATGCCATTCACGGCGATCCGCCGCGTAATCGGTTTTTTGCACTAGTTCAAGCTGGGCGCCGTGATGATGCTCCCAATGAGGAACTAGCAGCCAACGCTGCCCGCCTCGCCCTGTGCTGGAACACGCATGACCAACTGCTGGAGGCGCTGGAAGGGCTGATGGAGCTTGAAAAGCGCGGTCGCATCATGCCCATCGGGCGCGAATGGGACGCCGCCCGCGCTGCCATCAAGGCAGCAAAGGGGGAAGCATGACATGCGGCTACGAGGCCCCAACGTGGGCGAACTACCCGGATGGCCGCTGCATTGATGGCTATCTGTGGGATCTGGACAGCGTGGCTGGCGATGGAATGCTCTACAACGGCGGCGAAATTCCATGCCCGGCCTGCAACACGGTCGAATACATCGATTACACCGCCCCCCGCTCCAGCGGCAACGCCCGCCAGCGAAGGCGCGTGGTTCGCATCGCCGCGCGTAAGGTGAGGCTGTGGGCCATGCGCCGATCCACGTTTCCATGCAATGTGAACTGGAGGCAAGCATGACCGCACTCCGCGAACACCTGGACCACCAGGGCGCCTACCTGTGCCACTCGTGCCCCAGCGACAACGGCTGCACTCGCTGCATGCATGACTATTGGGACACGCTCGGCGAACGCGTTCAAGGCGGAAAGACCGGATGGCCTCCAGGAATGCTGCAAGACGACTGCCGCCCGCTGTCTCGCTGGTTCGCCAGCAAACCCGATGCCCGCAGGCACGCCCGCGAGGCAGCGCAACAAGCCTGTACCGGCGGATCCTGCAAGCAAGGCCGCCGCCAGTGCGAGACGCCCGAAGCGTGCCAGGTCGCCGAGCGAGCCGAGGAACGCGCCGACGCCGGGGCCTACTTCCTCGCCGTCGTCATCCTGGCCGTGCTGTCTGCGGTCATCTACATGCACCTGTGGAGGCTGTGATGCATACAACACTCAACAAGATCCGCGCGCACGGTCCCTGCCGCTCAGGCTGGGAAAAACTCCTGCGCAATCTCGGCAAGACGAAGGCCGACGACGAACCGCTGGCGATCACGACCATTCTGGACAGCAACGGTCTGGACGATGCGCTGTGGTGCCTGTGTGCAGTTGACGGCCACCGGCGCGAAATGCGGCTGTTTGCTGTGGACTGCGCGCGATCCGTGCAGCATCTGATGACTGACCCGCGCAGCGTGGCTGCACTTGACGTGGCGGAGCGGCACGCGGACGGCCATGCGACGGATGATGAATTGGCCGCTGCCTGGGCCGCTGCCTGGGCCGCTGCCTGGGCCGCTGCCAGGGACGCTGCCAGGGACGCTGCCAGGGCCGCTGCCTGGGCCGCTGCCAGGGCCGCTGCCAGGGACGCTGCCTGGGCCGCTGCCAGGGACGCTGCCAGGGACGCTGCCTGGGACGCTGCCAGGGCCGCTGCCAGGGACGCTGCCTGGGCCGCTGCCTGGGACGCTGCCAGGGACGCTGCCAGGGCCGCTGCCTGGGACGCTGCCAGGGACGTGCAAGCCGACCTCCTGCGCATCATCTGCGCCGAAGTGGAGCAGCGTGATGCGTGACGCCATCCGCGCCTACAAGAGGCTCACCCCTCGCGCCGAACTGCCCAGCCCGACGGAGGACGCCCGAGCGTCGTTTCTTTCGGGGTGGTGGAGCGGCATCGCCATCGGCTTCGTCAACGGCATCGGAGCGGCTGTCGTCGCGCGGGCCATTTTCTATTGAGAGACACCAACCATGACAACCGAAATTCTTGACTTGGCGCCGGTCGAACAATCCGAGCCGGCAACGCAAGAACGACTGCCAGCCCTGGCCGACAACTCGCCGATGGCGATGATGCTGACCGCGCAGCGCCAGGGCGCGAGCCTCGCAGACATCCGCGAAATGATGGCCATCCAGCGCGAGTACGAAGCCGACACCGCGCGCAAGGCCTACAACGAAGCAATGGCACTGTTCAGCGCGGAGGCCATCGAAATCATCAAGCGCAAGCAGGTGGACTTTTCCACCGCGAAGGGCCGCACACAGTACAAGCACGCGGAACTCTCCGACGTGGTTGACGCCGTGAAGCCGGTCCTTGCCAAGTACGGCTTCTCCTATCGCTGGGACACGAAGCAAACGCGCGACTGGCTAGACGTGACGTGCATCCTGAAGCACCGCCTGGGGCACTCGGAATCCTGCACGATGGGAAGCCCGCCCGACGAGAGCGGCGGCAAGAACTACATCCAGGCCTTCAAGTCCACCAAGACCTACTTGGAGCGCCAGACGCTGGAGGCCATCTGCGGCGTGACTGAGAAGGGAGAGGACGACGACGGGCGCGGCGGCGCGGCAGCGATCCCGCCCGAGTTGCTGCAGGCCGCTCGCAACGCAGCCATGGGCGGGTGGAAGTCCCTCGGCGCCTTCACCAAGAGCTGCACCGAAGCACAGCGCGAACTGCTGCGCCCCGAAAGCGATGCTCTTAAGGCCGCTGCCAAGGAAGTCGATGCGAAGGGGGTAAAGTCGTGATCCATCACAACCACCCCCAAGGCTCCGAACTTTGGCTGGCAGCTCGCCGCGCCTGCATCACGGGCTCTCGCTTCAAGGACTGCCGCGACTACAAGGCGCTCACCGCCGCGCAGAAGAAGGAGGGCCTCACGCGAGGCGAGCCCTCCACCAAGTTGCTGGGCTATGCCTACGACGTGGCCCGCGAACGTTGCGGCGGGCAGGCGCCGGCCAAGTTCCAGAACGCAGCCATGCGGATGGGCCAGGAACAGGAAGGCCCGGCCCGCGCAGCCTACGAAGCCCGCACCGGGAATCTGGTCGAGGAAGTCGGGTTCTTCACCACTGACGACCGCCTGTATGGCCTGAGCCCCGATGGCCTGATCGATGACGATGGCGTCCTCGAAATCAAGGCGATGGTGAGCAGCGACACCCTGTTCACGGCCATCGCCAACGGCGACATCAGCGAGTACATGGACCAATGCCTCGGCTATCTCTGGCTGCTGGGACGTCAGTGGGTTGACCTGGTGCTGTGGGCGCCCGACCTCGGGCACATGAAGATCCATCGCATCGACCGCCGCGACCACGAGAACGCCATCGAAGCGCTGGAGTCCGACCTCATCGCATTCGCCGCCCTGGTGGCGAAGTTCGAGGCGCAACTGCGCAGCGCGCTGGCGCCGGCCCCCGACGTTGCGCCCGCGGCCCCGCCCGCCGAGCGCATCGACCCCGCTGCCCTTCCCGAAAACATCTTCGCCTGACCACCCCATGACCACACTCACCGGACTTTTCACCCTCGGCCGCGATGCCGAGTTGCGCACCACCGCCGATTCCCAGCAGGTGGCATCCCTGGCCCTGGCCTACAACTACGGGCGCAAGGGGGCGGACGGCAAGACCCCCACGCAGTGGGTCGAGGCCGCGCTGTGGGGCGACCGCGCCGCGAAGTTGGCCGAGCACCTGACCAAGGGCCGGCAGATGTACGTGCAGGTGGATGACCTGCACGTCGAGACGTTCACGAAGCGCGACAACACCATGGGCGTCAAGCTGGTGGGCCGCGTGGGGCAGCTCGAATTTACGCGCGGGCAGGCGAGCGCGCCGCCGCCCCCGCC